AGAGAACGTTTTTCCTCCATCAACTTTTTAAAAGTAAATCTATCAGGAGCTAAAAGCCGCCCATCAGGGAAAATGGCTGGATATTCAAAAACTTTAAATTTAGGGTCTTTCTTTAAATCAGAATAAAGATCATCTTGCTGATATGGTGTGCCGTCTACAATATTATATCCGTATGGCTCAACGATAGGAGTAATGGCACCTTTAAACAAATCTCTCAACTTCTCACGCTGTTCCAATGAATAGATGCTACTCTCGTCAGGTAAGTCATCACTGACCGCTGCCCCCACGTGAAGACCACGAATAAACCCATCCTTACCACGCAAATGCAGTTTAGTTCCATTTTCACATTCTATACTAGTAGCGGCTAGACTAGCTTTTCCACCCGGATTCAGTTTATAAGCTATAGCTTCATTTATACGAATTTCCTCAACTATTTTATCAACATGCTCCTTACCTAATTTTTCAGTATTAGTGATAATACATGTCTCCTGACGGTTTTTATTATCCGGTTTATCCGGCTTCATAAAACTAGGCCGATTATAACTATATAATCTCCACAATGGAAAAGCTAAACAAAACTCATATGAATTGTGTACTACCGTGCCATCTTCAAGTTGAAACAGATGATCACCATCACACATAAACCCATAATAAGCTCCTTTAGGAAGTTCTGTAATGGTAATATCACTCTTTATCAAAAGTGGCTGGTCATAGGAAAACACCCGGTAACCTTTCATTCTACGCTGCTTTTTAACAGGGAATTTAATAAACTTACCAGTATCCACTTCCACGTATTCTTTATGTTTTGAATCCCACAAACACAAAGTATGTGCCCGGTTTACAGTATAAGAAATACCATTCTCCTGATCTATCCTAAATAGGGTGCCAACACCCATGTGACGGGTTAATACTTTTCGCGGGGTGAAATCCACACCCATTACTTCCATGCCGGGGTATATATCTTCTATATTTTTAACCGTCCAATCTGCCATTAAAACAGGTGTACCAGCAGCAAAACATTTACCATGCGAACGAGCAGCCAAAAAAGCTATATTAGGGTATAACTGAATCATATTCCCCCACTCCAAATTTCTCCACCCCTGTCGAAAATTTGGAAGCATTGTTGTTTTAAAATAGTTATACGAATGAATTTTTAACGTTTCATCCATCGATTCTTTTAGCTGATCCACATAATTTAAACGTTCGGTGTCCAACGTTTTATTTAATGACAAAACATTATTTGTTTGTTTAAAAATTTCTGTCATTAGGCTGTCTATATCTCCACCGTACCCGTCTAATAACTGATTTATAGCAACGGGAGGGAGTGCCTCTAAAATATTGAAAGTTGTCGAAAACACCGTTTCCAGCTGTTTATACGACAACTTCAAATCCCCATTGAAATTAATCATTGCGCTAACTGAAATGTTTCTCTAAACCTGGATTCTATTGTTTGTGTAGGTGCCTGAGCAGCTCCTTCTCCACGTAAAACTGAAATATATTTCATGAAAAGAAGTGCATTGGCTCGTGTATCATTCAAAGCCCGGTGAGCATCCACTAATTCAACACCTTCTTTGCGACAACACGTTCCAAGCTTATAATCTGTTTGTTCAGTTGCCCGGTAATATGCCATCTTTTGTGTATCTTCTACCCATCTCACATATTCCCAAAGATCATCTTTATGAAATTCAAATAACCCTTCTATAAAAGGTATATCAAACCCTTGAAAATTGTGACCACACAAAACGGCCTTCACCTTGTTATTTTTATATGTAGTCAAAATATTCTTATAATCATAGTAAACATCTTCTATATCCAAACCGTTATCATTCAGATAATTCTGACTTAATCCGTGTGTTTGCTCAGCCGCAGGTGACCAAATATAATCCTCCTTGTAAGGTTTAATAATAGCGTCATACTCCTTCACAATTTTCATTTCAAAAAGGTCTACAACAACCGCTGCGACTTCAACCAATAAAATATCCCAAAATGCTTTTACTTCTGGTTTTCCTTTCCCACCTTTACTTGGTAAACCCGAAGTTTCGGTGTCTGATACAATAACGTATCTTAAATTTGCTTGTGCCATATTTTCCTCCTATTTCAAAAAGTATTTTAATTGTTCAATATCTTCGTTTCTATTATCAAAATCATCATATATCAATTCTAACTTTAAAACTGGGTTTTTCTCAGCCACCAACCCCTCTGGAAAGTCATTAATCATAATAGCAGGTTCTCCATCAAAGGTAACAAAAGGATGAAAATTGATGATGTAATTTTTCCTCAAAACCTGCCCACCTCTATCTTTAAAAGTGATAATTCTTGATTTATTTTGCTTTTCAATATTCAAAACCAAATTTTCCAAAACCTCAAGAATATCATCATCTGTATATTCATCAGGGCTTGATAGAACTTTGTAAATTAAAGTTTCACCCAATGCTCTGGCAATTCGAGCAAAGTAATCTAACATCTCATAATCCATATTATTTCCTATTACCAAATTCATACTTATAATGACACTCCGGACAACATAATTCTATATTATCCTTTTCTAATCTAAGTTCAGGAAACGCCCCTTTAGATTTCTTGTGGCTAAAGTAAACAGCCTTCATCGGTTCGGGTAATGTCACACCACATTTTACACATCTATGCGGACGTTCGGCCCATATCTCCATAAATAATTCTTTTTCACCTGTAGCCTTTCTGGGTTTAATAGGTTTTAACTTACTTTTTTCTATAGCTACCTCAACCTTACTTTTTCCATTATGTAAACGCTTATAGTTGCATTCCTCACATAATTGTTTGGTTCGGTTAGCTATAAACCTAACCTTTCCACAATCCAAACAAATACCAAACTTATTAAATTTAGAAATCGCCATAGTTTTCTTTATGTGTTTTTATACGCATATTCACACAATTATCTATAATAGGAGAATATGACTTTTCAACCTCTTCAAATAAACTTTCACCTAATTTATTCCGTGTAGCAAATAACAACTCACAATCCTTTTTAAAAGGACATTCATTACACATAACGTCATCCGGATTATAAGGGTTGCTTCCATATTTTGCCTGACAAAAATTAGGCCCTGTTATACGGGACATACGATACCTCTCTTTACGTAAAATTTCTGCTGAAACAGGTTTATAAGTATCTGATTTTACAGGATTTTTCAAACTACGTTCTGTAACCCATTTATGAACATAAAATTTTATCCCATCGTCATATTCAGCCCATCTTCTCCATGCTTCTTTACCCATAAACCAGACAGGCATTGGCCGTAATTGGTGATCCTGATGAGCGTACACATAAAACTGAAATGTTAAAAATTCCCAGACAAAATCAACTCCACCCGTGGGTGGAATACTTTGTAAAAAAGAAATAACCGCATCACGATGTCGTGGTTTATCCATTTTTATCGTGCGCGGCATTTCTCTAGTTGCCTTTATTTGTAGGTATTCGTAAATTCTTAAAATTATATTTATGGATGTTTCGTAATCGTAAATCATAGCTAAATCCAACTTATAGCTATATCTACGCTTTCTGTAGTTGGATAGGTTATAGGTCTATATATCCGCCCAGTGGGATCCTTAGGATCAGGTTCACAAACATCATTAAATTGATGTCGAGCAGCTTCAATATCAACATGCCGACAAACCCATAAACCAACCTCATCTCCTGGATTTAAACGGCCTATTTCCAAAATGGTGTCCGCAGTCATTTCCACAAATTTTGCATGAAATGGTTTACCAAACACCGTTTCAACATTTTCCATAAACTTTTGATTATATTTATTTTTGCCGTTTAACACTCCAATAGCCATCTTATAGGAACAAATGGCATCCTCAGGAATAATTACATTCACCTTTACTTGTGCAACGGGTGTATCATAGTCATTTCGTAGTATGATGGCCCGATATTCATCCCTATTATTTTTCATAGTCATGACCGATAATTCATCAAATAAATTACCAAAGTCATCATTAACTACTTTAGTGCTAGATTTATAGCCTCCTAAAGACCTATCTGAATTAGGCTGTGGGCTGTCATACCCTACAGTTGTTGTGTAATATAAATTCATATTTTAAATCTTTTTAAACTCAGCTTGTACTGAATATAATGGTTCTGAAACCGTAAAAGTTTTTGTTTCGTGTCTTACAATTGGACCGGAATCTGTTGCAAAAGAAAATGCTGCAACAAACTGGTATCCTTCATTTTCTTTTATAGTCACATCCCAAGCTCCATTATTAAATACAATTTGTATAACCCCCGCTCCGCTAGGCTGAACCCCCCCAAATAGGATTACTACTGCTAACTTTTACTAAAAACTGCTCCGCAGTAGAGCCTCCATCTATAGGCTGAACCCCAAAAGATTCTGTACCGCCATTATTATCAACCACCTCAAAATCCCAATATTCGTCAAATTTAGCAGTAATAGTTACATTTTTATTTACACTGTATGAAAATGGATTAGCATCCGACAATAATTGCTCCCCATCATACCAGCCTAAAAACATATTATTACCAATCGATTTTGCGTATAGATTAACAGTAGTACCCCCTATAACTTCAATAGTGTCACTCGCTTTTCCTGCTGCTGAATCATTTATTCCTATACTGCCTTTAGTAGTATCCCCGGTTTCGGTATTTACTATAATAGTGTACTTATCTGGATTTGGATTTTCTTCTAAAGTTACAGGAAAAGTTTCATTTTTATTAGTGATAGTGTGACTACCACTTTGTGGATAAAAACCCGGTTTTGAAACAGACCATTCTACATTTAAACCAACTGCCCCACTAATAGTGGAAGTTTGTCTTCCATTCATCATTACTATTGCGTCGGAGGGCGTCGGCACAATAGTGAATGAAAAAACCTCTACAGCCCCACCTCCAAATCCATTCCAGTATGGACATAAATTTGTATCATATCTCTCATCCAAAACAGTAACAACATTCCCGGTCAAATCTCTTCTAACACGGCCAATATAAAATTCATTTTCGGCCCGGCTTGTAAAATCTGAAACCTTTTCTACCTGAAATTGAACTCTATTATAAGAGTAAAGACCTTGCAATTGACTATCAGTAAACCTACGACTCATTGGAACACTCCCCAAAATAACTACTCTTAACTGTTGTTCAGCCTGAAACGGATATCCACTGGATAGCACTAAATTATTATCATTAATAATATCAACAACTTGGTAAACTGAATTGTTTAAAGGTTCTGATCCATCATCTTTTATAAATCTGATAGCTGTTGCCACATTTGATTGACCCCTCACTAAATTAGCAAAGTTCACCGTACCAGAAAGATTGCCATTTGTATCAACCTGAACGTAACCGGGTTCAAAGTTTTCTTCCACACAAACTGCTTTTAAATAATACGTTTGATCATCAGCCGGAACACCTGAAAAATTTATTGTATCATTAACATAAAAAGCTTTCAGGTCTGAGGTTATAATGTAACCTCCTTTAATATCAACCCCTCCAACAGTTGTTGATTTTTCGGTAGTAAACGGTACCCCCGGAACACCACCGGGGGAAACTAAACCAAAGCTTGTTGAAAGGGACAACATTGCCCTGATCACATCAGCCTCAGCAGAAAATTGAATCATTCGATTCAATTCTTCTTTTTCTAAAAATGTATTTCTATGAATATTTATCTTACTCATTTTATTTAGTTTTAAATAGTTTCTACTGTCAACGGATTATCACCTGCATCACCTGACATCGGTGTCACCTTCACCCAATCGGCATTAATATCATCTAATTTCCATTTAACCGAAGATGAAGCTATAAGGCCCATACTACCTCCAGCAGCGGGTAATGTAATTACATCAGGAGAAAAACTCAATGATCCAGCTATCTCAAAAACTGCCTGTACAATAATATCATGATCCCCTAAGAAATAATTAGTCGGATTTCGAGTATCTTCTGTTTTATCTGTAACAATTATATATTTTACAAAATTATAACCAGCATTAGGAGTGGCTGTAAAAGTTACTTCTGTGCGTGGAACCCACCCCTCACCTAAACGTTGGCCAGTGATTTTAACTTCACCCCATTCTGGCTGTATTATTTCCATTTCTACAAATAACGGTAATTTCAAAGGAACTTCAATGGTGTAATCTTTATCCATTGTAAGTGAACCAGATTCTTCAACACCTTCATATGATACCGTCCATTTAATCGGTGAATCTAATGGCAATTCAAACCGCACATATCCATTATAATCTGTATATGCTGTTACCCCTGTAGACAAAGTTACTGCGGCTCCATCAACCTTATCACCATTATCAACATTAGACACAATAAACGTCAAAATCCAAGATTTACGAGTAACCCAATCCAACCACTTATATGATACAATATTTTTATAACTAACCAGATATCTCTTAATGAATTCTTCAATATCCTGTTTCGTTCGGGCTGATCTAATCTGGGCATACATTGCAATTACATTTTTTTGCCCTAAATATCCCTGACTAAACGGTAAATCTAACGGTTTCAAAACAATACCTGCCACTGATAAATCAGCAACGTTGCCATCTCTATTCTGTACAATATATGGAGCCATATAAGAAGCAAAAGCCCCACCATCAGAATAAAAGAATTTCAAAGGCCTACCGTTTTCAAAGTTCAAATATAAATCACGGTTTTCATCAGTGTCTTTATCTATATTGTAAATAATCCCACGAAGTTGATAATACACCCCTGGAACCTTGCAAGGGCTTTGATACCTTTCTCCTAAAAAGAAACTGTTTGTAACTTCAAGATCGGTAAGCCTAACCTGCTTTATTAAATTCATTGCTGAATCATAACAATTTACCCCAAATTCTATATTTTGAGGTGGTTGTACTGATCCAACATTCCCAGCTTGATCAGCCTTTAACCAAACAGTTATTTCATAATCTAACCCTCGATATACCTCCATTACTTTTGTTGTATCGGCTTCTGATGAAATACCTACCCGGCCAGTTCCTTTGAATTTAAACACATAAATATCATCCTGATACACTCTTTCAACATCCCCTAAAATAGGGTAGTCAGATAGAGATCCCACACCAATATTTGCGGCCTGCAACAAATTAGTTGGCAAATTTTCATCACCTTCAAGATAAATCTCCCACGAATGTTTGGTTATAATCGTATTTGGAGTTGCCTCACCATCAGTAGGTAGACTTAATTCATCTTCTCCAAACGAAATAATTTCACCATAGTTATCACCAGCATAATCCGGCCCAAAATCATACCCTTTTGAAACAGCATTCACGGTTTCTGTACCATACCATGTTGGAGAGGACCAACCCATACACCACCCAACATTTTGAGGTGCTAAAACTCCAAAAATAAATTCATTGGGCTTGGTATACCCGACCAATCTGCGTAATTCCCCATCAACTACACCTCCAGTCTCAGTTATTGCCGGGGTGCCACGTTTACGAAATTGATCTAACCAATTTTTAAACAAATATTTCCTTTGATCAAGTGTTGTGATATTCTCATACACTAAACCCCACCCTTCAATAAACTCCTTCATCAATAACTCACTATTTTCAAGTTCCCTAAATTGACGGGCATAAATCACAACAAATGCAAAAAAGTGAGTTATTGTAAAAAAGAAAGTGCCATAATCATTTTCATTATTTCGGCTAACATATAACGGCACGATACCGGGTTCAAATAGCTTTTCTAAAACATTTAAAGCCCAATCTAATACCTGTGGGTCATCGCTATTAAAAAACGTATTAAAAACTGACTTATCATAAATCATAGAATTCAACCCTACATCATAGGGATCAACTTCTAATTTTCTAAAAAAAGCGACTTGTCTCCTGAATGGGTCTGTTACATAATCTAAAACCAAATCAACCGCATCAGTCAACCTTCCAAGATTTTCTGATACAGCTGAATTCAAAAATTCCCAGTTTGTAAAGTTTGTACCACCATCAACCGAATAACGGTACAAACTTTTATGTCCTTCACGAGCTGTTTTTAACACAGGTATCAACCCGGCAAGGGGTATGACTTGGGTGTGTATTCTATAGCCGTTACCAATTTGTGGAAATATTTTTCTTTCAATTTTTGCCATTTTAATTCCTATTTCTCTTTGCTTTATTACGGCTTACATTTATCCACTCGTTATACACAATATTCGATTCCGGGTTATGATTAATACACTTTATTTCATAACGCTTTGTGCCAAATCTAATGCCCAAAATCTTAAATTTAGGAACTTTGTATAACACGTGTGATAAACTGTCCCGAACACTTATTTTAAAGTCTACAACAGGTGGATTTCCAGTAAAATCTATATCTTGATCAACTATCCACCACTGTGTTGTCTTTTTCCATTCAAATTTACCGGGTGCAGTTTGAATCAATGTATCCCTGTATTCTATCTTAGTTTCAACAACTGTTTTTACAATTTCTTTTATTTGAGGTGGGCGAATTTTCAATTCTTCTATCATTTTCACATCTTCCTCACGTAATTTCTTAAGCTCTTTCACAGTAAGCTGTAATTCATGAATAGTAGCAACATCTTCACCATGCTGTGTCCTTTCATGCTCAATATCAGTTAAAAGAGCTTCTGTATTATTCTTTTCCCTCAAATACTTTTTTCGATTTTGTATCGAAGCACTAACTGAAAAATATAAGGCTAACACCAAACATACAATCAAAATAATTTTCCAGTTTTTCTTTATAAACTTTTTCATTTATTTTCAATATTTATCCAAATTTCTTCACCTGATTCGAAAGCCTTTTTAACCAAATTAGTGACAATGCTAGAAATAGCAAACTGATTTTTCAGCTGTTCTTTACCGGGCACCCTTTCTCCAACTAATATACAACCCTCAGTATGGCCCACATTACTACCTGCATGAATCAATACCCCTAAAAAATGCGGAACATTTTCTATTGATGGATAACTCTTACCAAATTTAGGCGAATATCTATATGTTACTTTATACCTACCAGCAGGTATACAGGTTTCGCCATATTTTTTCTGTGGGCAATTACACATTTTACCTTTAGGAGTATTGGGACACGATACGGGTAAATCACGCAAAGTATCCTCTAAAGTATCTGCTACTTTTACTCCATCAATAAACATTATACCTAATGTTGCTTTGGGTGGAAATTCATCCCTGATAACCTTTATTTCCATAATCATTTTCATTTAAAATTTCACCTTCTTCACAGTCTATCACTCTATTTATTTTACGTTTTGTTATTTTTCGAATAGCTTTAAAAACCGGGTGTTCACTTATATCACCAGCATTCTCCAAAAAAGACCAAAATTCTGTGCCACACACAAACCCTGCTACCATGTTAGGTAATTTCAAGTCCACAAAATCAAAAATTTTTGTATCTAAATAATGTGATAAAGACACAGCAATTAAAGAAAATGCTAATTTATAAATTGTATTCCATGCTTTCGCACTTTCAAAAAACCACCGGGTTTTTCTTCTTTTAGCCCTCTTATAGGAAGCGATACACCCCACTATAAAATCAATGCCTATGAAAATAAAAACCCCCAACAGCATATCCTGTATAGGAGCAAAAGAACCCCAAAAGGCGGCACCAACCCCTGAAAGCCATTGCAAGTTAAAATTTCTCACTTCCATTATCATAATAAAACCGTATATTTACAAATTTTTATGGTGTAAATATACGGTAAAAAATTAGGTTATTAAATTCTAATTTGCCGGGTAAAACACAGGTGAAAATTCCTTTGATAAATCAAACAACACTGATCCGTTCAAATCGCGCATAATAAATTTCTTTATTCGGGGCAACATATAAACTGGAACTGCTTCATCATGCTTTGGATAAAAATCTTCATCTGATACATACTGCACACCTTCGGTATGCTTTACAATATCAAGCAAATTATCCCACTCAACATTTGCACCAGCCTCCCAAAATCTAAAGTCTAAATATTTAGTCAAACCTACCTGAATATTTTTTCGAACGGTAGCCACATCATAACCGGATTCTATTTCACATCTGAAATCAACTCCAGTTTCTCCACCTACTTCATACCAAGAAGCATTTTCAAATTTAATACCCATCAACCTTCCTGACACAATCATGTCACCTATTCCAAAATATGGAGTTGCACCATTTAATAAAACTTGTAATTCCTGTGTAGTAAATTCCTGTCCATTTTGGGTAGCAATTTGAACATGTATAAATGAATCTTCCATCACACCCACAAACATAATTTTTAAAACACGATCATCTATATCCTGCAAAACCTGCGTAAGTTTTTCCAAAGTTCCTTCTGCATAAATATTCTGATGATTCAGTATACGCCTACGAAACATTTCATCATCTTCTTTATCACGACCCCCTACAGCATAATATTCATTCGTACATTCTTTATGTCCTTGAGGTACAGGAGTGACAGTTACAATACTATTTGCATCAACGTTTGTGAATTCTCCTATTGATTCACTCCTCACCTTCACATATCCATAGCCTGATTCTCCGATGGTAAATGTTTTTTCAATTTGAAACCGAACACCGTTTGTACTTACAAATGTATTGATACCTGCTGTATAAGTGGTATTAGGATCACCATATACTCGTATGTAAGTGGAACTACCTAAAGCCCCTTTTCTTGGGGTAACCCCAAATAAAGAAGCAGCCCGATCTAAATAATCTTCGCTAGCTTCTTCTGGAAAAATTTGAGCAGAAACAATTGCTACATCTTTCAAAGCCTTTTGAGCTACTTTAGCCGTACCAAACGCTGCTGCATTTAAAACCGAATTATCAGTAATATCGGTTACTTTATCTGTTTTATTTAAAAACGTTTCTATCCATAAATTTTTCAGAAACGAAATTGTATTGTTTACTTTAGTAATCATAGTTGTATGTTTGTTACAAGAAAATTATTTGTTACTGTCTTAGCATTTATTTTTATAAATAAATTATCTTCTTCCCTGAAAAGATCAATTAAATTAACTTCAACCCACCGGGCATCTCTGCTGAACATATTCAGTAAATCCCTAAAAATAGTAGGATACTGTAAAGCATTAGCGGAACTACCAATCATATCATTAGGAAGCCCATATTCAGGAAATTCAGGAATGCACCCCTTTAAAGAACTGATAATCGTGTTATAAGCTTGTGCAATTGCTGCCTCATATTCTACCGTCGCTAAATCATTATTTTCAAAACGAAAATTAACGTCAATATCTTTACCCAAAATATTTTTAGTTGATAAATTATCTACAATATTAGGAATATCAAAATTTCCTTCATTTCGAATGTTTATTTTAAACATCCCACCGCCATTATTTGCCGAATAATCTTCTTCCTCAACATAATTATTCTTAGCAACATCAAACCAATCATCCTGTGGAGCATTCGATCCCAATTCTTGCACCACTGATTCAAACGTTTCACGGGTTTTCAATACCCTGTCTACAACTACATTACTACCATATCTACCAATAATAGCAGATCGAAGCCAACGTGAAGAATTATTAATCGTCCAAAGCTTTGTTTGACATTCAGTAAAATAATCCAGAATTTCCCACGCATCTATAGTATTAAAACTATTTGCTTTCAACTCAAATAAAGGTTCTATTTCCCTCGTTTGTTTCATTAGACTATCAAGCCTGCCAAAAGAATCCTCTACGTTAACATTTTGCCCGGTATAGTAACTTACTATTATTGGATAGTAAGAATTACAAAACAACACAAAAGATTCAAAAAATTCCTTTATATTGTAACCTGTCACGTTCTTAAATGTATTTAAGGCTGCATTCATAATATTGATCTTGTTACTTTTGTTGCTAACTCATTTACACCTGTTTGCACCGCCGAAGATACAAGCGTATTTAAAGACGATGTTTGCGCTGATATCCTTCTAGAAACAGCTTCCATAGGAGCTAACGCAATCATTGTCAGGTTATAATTCCATATCATGTTTCGAGCCAAATCCTGTGTATATTGCACACCACTTGGGGGAATAACAACCAAAAAACTTTCACCTAATGCCATATTATAAAAATACAGTCTCAAAGGCTTGCCATTCTTACCCAGCCCAACACTTTTACTCGCAATTGCTTTCAAAATCTTTAACACTCCATAACCAGTTTTAACCCCCACATCAAATTCTGAAAAGGAAAGTGTAGTTGATTTACCACTGATAGAAAACAAATCGTATTTTCCAGCTGTTGTACTAAAAGCCGCCCCTTGGACTGGGTTGGCAACATTCAGCAAAATTTTAAAATTTCTACCAAAAGAACCCTTTATGTTTATTTCCTGAGGAGTAAATGAAGGGCTTGTTAAAACTGTAATTCCAGATAAAGACTTTTTTACATTTGTACGGGTCGGTTCGGTTTTTGTGATAGAATCAGGCATCACTGGAAAAGCCAAATAATCAATCACGTGATCTTCGCTATCAGTAAGCTCTAAGGCACACATATATAACTCAAAATCATTAGGAAACATCGCACTTAATGCCTGTGTCCCAATGGTTTTTTCTATACCCTTCATCTTATTTAAAACTGAACTCAAAGCCATAATTTCTATTATTATATTTGATACAAATGTAAAACTTTTTTAGGAGATTTTACCGGGGGCAGTAGTTTGCCCTGTTTGTGCCGTTGCACTTCCAGTGGTTGAAACCGGAATCCCTGCATCTACTTCTCCAGTTTTAACAAAGGTGTCTATCGCATCTGCTAATTCATTCGCAAATATGCTATCGTCTATTTCTGTTTCGGCCCTCATTCGGGTCATTAAATTTAAAATAGCAGATGCCAAACCTGCTTTATCTAATGCCATAATGTTTATTTATTAAAAAATTGTGATAAAAGACTTTCTAATTCTGTGGTTTTTTCAATAGTGGGAGGTAATGGAGTACCACTTGGCCCTACAGCAGTTGAAACAGTAAGTGTTTTAATTGCGTCTACTATTTTGGTTAATAAATCTTTTAATCCTGTACCCGGGTTATTCATAGATACCTTATCGCCCTCAATTTCAAGTGAAGAACTACCCTGCATAATAGATGCCTTACCATCTTTTAATTCAACCTGTGAATCTTGAAATTTAAACAAAGCCTTTTCAGCATCAACCGTATTTTCATACAAAACATCTCCAAGTTTAACAGTAGTCACAACACCATCCGTCGTTACAACCGTTTTAACGACGTTTTTATCATCACCCTCACCATAACTAGCTTCAAAGGTAGAAGTATCCTTATCTAGGCTAAAACCGGACTCATTTTCGGTATCAGGGTCAATTATTTTAGCTTTTAATTTTTTAAAAGCTTCAACTTCGACATTTTCATTTGCCGATATTTTTACATTTCCGGAAGAAACAAGTTCTAAAACAGAATTTTCATCACCTTCAGAAATAATTTTTATATACCCGGCGGGAACCCCTTTTACACTGATAAAAAGATTACCCTCTTTTGCACTTCCGGTGATGGTCAACATACCATCACCCCATCTACGATTCACCACAAATTCCTCATCATCACGTATATCGGTATCCCGTTCTTCATTAATAGTCCCAACTATTAGGGGCTGAGTTTGAAAGGGCTGAGCCACCCAAATAACACCCATCCCCTTTTCACCCACATTTTTCGGAAACTTTACATTCTGTATGGCTTCGTTAGTGATATAGCAATCAAGCATAAAGTTACCACTAGAATCATCTACAATAGCTATTCTAGATTGCCTGAAACAAGTTTCAACAAATTCATCACGATCAACCCCCTCTGGGATAATAACATAACCAAATCCAACTGCCTGTTGTGCTGCTGAATTTTTCTTCAAAGGGGATACCCCCGGTTTACCAATTCTTTTAATCCTCAAACTTGGCATCTTCCTGAAATTTTTGTCTGTTTACAAAATACCTGAAAACGGAAGTATTTAACCCATTTCCATTTTTAAAAGAAGTTACTGTATTATTCTCACTAGAAGTCAAACTTCGCACCTGTACTCCGGTATTATTTGAATGGCCCCGCTCAGCAATTTCTTTTTTCAACCCCTCCAAATTAACAATATTGAAATAAGAATTTTCACCATCAATCAAATCGACCAGCATTCCACGCTCGACAGTTACTATGGTAGTACGGTCTACAGCTTCATTACCAAAGGTAGCAGTATTAGTTACTGCTGTAACATAAAATAACTCGTTTGTCGCTTCTAAAAAGATGAAAGTTCCCACCTTTATGCGCCTATCACCATTTATAGTAATAGTACCCTTACGAGTAAAAGGCAGATAAGCACTAGTTTCAATCACAAACAATAAATCATTCACTAAAGCCTGTGAAAGAGTATTTAGATTCTGTGAACCGTTACGGCCCATAAAACTCTTCTCAGAGATATAAATATCATTAGTTATACAGCGTTTATTTCCATATAATTCACAATATTCATTGAAAAATATAATAGGAACAAAAGCTAACGATGAAAATTGTGAATTTCCCATCATAGCATTCTGAGGCATGATGCGATACCATGCGTACACTCTATCATCATATTGAAGTGACAAGGAAAGTAAATCCTGTGAGGCTATCGTGATATAACTTTCTGAATTGATTACATCTTTCACTGCTTTACCTGTAAACGGTGGTTGACGAACAATTAAATCAAATTCATTCATATACGTGTCACCCCAAAATTCCACAAACGGCTCCTGACAAACTTTATTAAAAAAGTCTAGCAATGTCCCTTCCGGATTTACCAATGAACGATCAACAATTCTTCTATCTTCAAGAGCTTCATCAACAAATACGCGCACCATCTGCCATATTCCTTTTACCTTATTATCTTTTTGCTTGTACTTGTCATCTCCTGTTTCAACGGGTAATTTTTCAGTTATTTTTGCACACGATGCAAATAAACTATCATCTACAATTCCAATGCTTGATAACTGATTAATAACAAACCAAATTACATTGGCAATACGCTGAAAAGAATATGCAAAATAGTAATCATAGGCTCCAGTTATCATATTCCGCTTAAACCAAGCTGATTCCGGGTCTCCTCCATAAAACCACTGGTCAGGGCTACCCTCAACAAACTTTAATGGAATAAAATAGCTGCCATCTTCAACAAATAATTTCGTATAGTCGCGACCCTCTATTTGTATCGAATAATTGTTTATATTTGAACTATAATCTACACGAACTGAATCTACCAAACCCAACATATCCCATATTAATGGGATATCCTTAGTTTCACCTGTTTTTTCATCGGTAACAGTATTTACTGTACCAAGATCAGAAACAGGTACCTCATAAGTCTTATTATTAGTAGGAGCTAATGCCATGTCAGCGTAACGCTCCATTTTTAATTGTTCAAATCTAATAAAAATTAAATCATTATTCTGAACGAATTTTGAAAACCAATCCTGATTTAATTTTCTCTCCTGATTCATCAGGCTCTCCTGATTCACAAATTCATTCCCATAAGAATCTACCTGTAATGTAGAAGTATAAGATACTTCAATTGAAAAACTACCAGCAGATTTATCTTTACTAGTCGAACAATTAACTACCCAAGGACTAATGTCAAACATTTTTCCTAAAGCTCTAACATAGACCCATATACGAATATTTAATGCCTTTACCTGAGCAGATAAAGCCCCGATTATTCCTGTATTACCTTTTACTGAAAGGTAAGTTGATTCAGCAATAGCATCAAAAGGTACATATCCAGAATCTTTTAATAATGCCTGCTGAACTTCTGTCCAAAAAGCGTTAAATTCTGTTTGTTCTAAAAATATATCAGAACCCAAAATTTTTTGCATTTCTGCAGTTATAGAATCGTTAGGCAAATAAACTGTTGTCCCCGGTTTTATATAAGGTACCTCATTATTTTCAATTTCATTTGCGTGAAGCTTCTTTTCCTTTGGAGTATAAAGATCAACAATACGTTTAGAGTTCTTAACCCCTCCTTCTTCAATATTTAGAAACTGTTCAGTAGATAGGTCATATATTAGTTTTTTCTCCAATAAAAAAGACATAAACTGCTCCATCATTAATGGAGCATAATTACCGTCACGACCTTTAAAATCAAATCTTGTATTTTTTGCAGTAGCCATATTATTGTCCAATTATATTCAATGGATTATATAAAAACCTTCTGAGTAAGTCATTTATTTCTGTTAAGTTATCACTTGAACTTTTAGTCCATTGAAGCATTTGTACTTCTCTATCTGTTCGTTCTTTATTATCGACTACTTTTTCAAATTCACCTATTGTTTTACCCAATTTATCTGCAATTGCCGTCAAGCCTTCAACAGTTTTCCTTGTTGATTCACTGGCTGAATCAGCCCTTTGCGGGCCTGTTATTTGTTCGGCTCTTTCTTTGTTGTAACCATCTGTTACAACCTGAATATTCCGAAGTAATTGTTCTCCACTGGCATTTGCATTTTTACCAGTAGTGAGCGATCTTATATCAGACCATGTTAAGTCAGGATAAACAGCTTTCAACACATTTCGAAACATTTCCCCACCTCCTGTCATTCTTTTAAGCATGTCAAAAAATTCAGGTGCAAGCTTCCCACCATTCTGCATTTCATCAATGTCAGCCCACAAATCAGATAAAGAACCATTAGGGTTAAGTTGTCTAGCCGTTCTAAGCAAAAGAGCCTGTGTAACATCATCCTGACTAATATTTCCACCGCCTAAACTTGTCACAACCCGATCAAGTCTCTGACCCTCAAACCCACGTGCTCTTAAACTTGCAATAGTTTGTGTAACAGCTGCGGTGTTTACCGCCCCGGTTCTTTCAAGAATTTGACTGGATGTCCGATTAAATTGTCCTAAATACTCCTGAATCGTACCAACTACCTCAGCATTCGTTTTACCTAAATTTCTTAAAGTAGTTTCAAATGTTCGAATTACAGCGTAGGAACTTCCAGTTTCATACTTCTGATCAGAACCAAACCGAACCGTTCTTTGAAGAGCTTCCTGCTGATCAGCTCCAATGCCCAAAATATGCCCAGCCAACATCAACTGATTCAAACGATAGTCGCTAGATTGAGCAGGTCTACCACCAGCAGCCAAAATCAAATCATTCTGACGTTGTGTAAACTGGCTCATATCTAGTCCTAAAGCCTTCCCATACCAATTATTATTATAGGCAGTATCCCCATCTATTTCTTTATAATCTTCTGGTTTTTTCGTAGACTTTTCACCTGTCCTTCGGTTTGTGTATATAGTCATGGCAGGCTTATACATAGGGGTGCCATGATCATTAACATCAATTCTTGCAGGTATCGTTTCTACACTATAATCAGGATTTAATATTTCCACGCCAGAACCATTTATGGCGTTTACCATTTCATTGTGGAATGTAGAACCCCGTATTACAGCCCGCTGAGAACCAGCATCTTCAAATTGTTGGGCAGCTTTTCTATCGGCTTCAAGAACCTGTGCAATATCTTTACCAACAAAAGGTAACCAATTCCAACGTAAATTTTCTCGTTGAAAACGGTTTTCAGCAGTATATTCCTGAGCATACATACTGGAAAATCTACCCGCCAACATACCAACCGCACCCAAAATTAAACCTGGAATTCCCAACTTACCCAATAAACCCGAAACACTTGTAGGGGTAGAAAATTTTCTGGCACCACCCCACCAATTGCCCCCCCCATTTCGTGGAACAGGGGGGACATTTGGCACATTTCCACCTCCATCTGAACCCGCACCATTATCACCAGTGGGTAATGCACCATTAGTTTGATTTCGGCTATCCTGTTCAAGAATTTCAGCTATACGGATGACTTGGGTAAAAATTCTATCTAACAGTGTTATATTACGATTATTAAGACCAACTATGTCTAAATTCCGTAAATTTTCACCAGGAGTACGACCATCCATATATCGACCTGTAGTCGGGTTTATTATCCTGCTACCAGTATTAAAATCACTTCCAAAATGATCGGGATTCAACAAATTATTTCTTTCTTTCAGAAGATCAATCTGGCGTTGTATTGAAACAATTGTTTCATCAGCCAAATTTTTAAACTTCCCTTCCATTTTTGTCAGGTCATCCCATAAAAATTGTGCCCCCTGACGTAATTCTTGTAGAGGGGATGAATCAGCTGTTACCCGTATTCTTTTATCCTCTGCCATTTTCTTGTTTCTTTAGCATTTTTTCAATTTCGGCCTGAGCTTCGTCAATAAAGCTTTCAGCAGTAATTTCTCCTTTCAAAAATTCCCCAATACCCGGTATATATTTGTCTTCCTTTTCTTTTTCCCTTGTTTTAAAGAAAAGTTTATCTTCTTCAAACTCCAACAACTGATCAATAAAAGAAGATTCCCGATGGGCAGGTGACATGAATGCAACACCGTGTTTCATTCTCCACCATTTATCCAACGGGAACCGACTATTCCAGTTGATGACGCATTGTACCAACTCGGAACGTTTCATCTCAATTCTGCTCTAATGCATTATCTTCACTTTTCAGTAATTCATCGATTTCTTTGAAAAATGGTGCGACTACTTTATAAAAAGCATCCCGAATTTCACAATAATCTCGAATATCGAGTTCATTAAAGTTCTTTACTTTCAAATCTTTAATAAGCTCCGGACACAAAACTACCAAAGTAGCTTCAATGTCAATCATATCTAAAGCATGTTGAGCAGCCTTAGATACGCTCATCACCAAAGCATTATAATATCCATTTGATAAATTTTGCTTAATTGCTTCAATGCGGTAATACTGTCCTACATTAGGAAACTTAATGCTGTAAGTATGCCCCTTAATTACTAATTCTACTTCGTCTTTTATCATTGTCGTTTGTCTTTAAAAGGGTATGGCGGTTATCCCGCCATACTAATTGGTTCCAAATAAATTCCGTTGATGTCAATACCCGAAATTCCTCCCTCCTGCACTTGAAACGATTGACTATTCAACAAACATCCCTGTAGTCTTGCAATGGTTTCTCCGGTATTATCAACCTCAGTAACCAGTTTTGACTGTGCATCTTCTGATACCACAGATTTTGCATAAACTGTAATATCAAAAGCAATATCACCAAGAACTAAACTATTCTTGATTTCAGCGATACTCCCAAATTTCTTCAACATCTTACGCATGATCGGCGTTTCAAAAGAAAGAAAATACTGAGAAACAGACCACTGACAAGTATACGCTACCGCAGGAGCTTCCTGATAGGTTAAACTACCTAAACCCTGCACATTTGCCCGGTTAACGTTTTCAGAAAAATTCAAATTACGGCAATAGCCAGCAATTTCATTATCTATCTTAATAAACGCTTTAGCCGCGGTAAAAACTTTTCCTCTAGCCATATCTATTTATTTTAATTACGTAATAAAAATCCGGTAAAGAATACTTTGGTAACCTCATTGTTTACAACAACTTCATAAGTCACTTTATAGTAATCATCTACCTTAGTCGCTACTACATTTTGAAACCGTGTAATCAAATTATCTTGATTTTCAGTTGCAACTCTTTGTTGTAAGAAATTGATTGTCCACGTCTCCAATGCTCCTTTAGACAGAGTATTGATATTCACTCCGTTTTCATCCCCCATAAGGTCGATTTCGGCATTCACAACACATTCTTTATTTAACTGTGCCAGGATACGCATAAATTGCAAACTGAAAGAATCACCCTTTTTATTGAAAAGAAGTTGATTATCTTGCAATGTTGTCACTGCCTGCAAAATTACAAACCGTCTCAAATATGGATTCGGGTACACTATAATCAAACCCGCTTTAACGGCCTTTTCCATCTCTTTTTCGCTCGGTATATGCTGTAATTTGTCACCGCCAATAGTTTTGTTTGTCGCGGGCACATAAGGCGGTTTGCCAGACACTCTACCGATTACCTGACACAAATTATAAAATACTCCCCACCAACGCACCTTTGTAGCTACTAAATCACTGGCAGTACCAATACCACCATGCACACATGCAACCCAAGCACTATTGAAAGAGCGGGCCATAGCCAAAGAATCATCATATTTTTCTTTGTTAGGATAAGCACCTACAAAGACAAATTTGTCAAACTTGGCCTGATTATTTCTATGTGAAATAACTTTCAAATTAATTGAACCTGCTCCGTTTTCACCTATCTGATCAGTAAATACAATGTTATAATCCAAATCTTGAATTTGATTTAAAACATCATCGATGTCGGTAGATTTGTAATCTTCTGTGGCCCCTGTAGCTACTTTATATCCGGCATTATCAGTAAGGTCGTCCGAATCAACAGTTCCGTCACCTTTTATTTCAGTGCTTGCGTCTAAAATAAATCTGGCTCCAAAATTATCATCGGTTTCACACCATTGTACTAACTCGGCTAAATTAGTGCATTCAGGAGACTGACAAATCAAAATAGGATCAGATTGTGCGACTGTCAACTCATCGAAAGACATTACAACACCAGTCACCGGATCAGTCCATTCACCTGTATATGTTCCTCTCCAAAACTGCATCACAAATGCATTCGGATCATCAGTACCGGGTATTACTGTAAAAGCATATCCAAATTTCAAATATTCCCCATCTAAAACACCGTTAGCGTTTAACCCCTCATCTATCGTCTTAATAACGATGTTACCTCCATTTGCTCCCCCACCAGTAGGTGCAAAAGTCATTGTTGCTGGGGTAGTAGTACAAGCACGTACATACAAAAGATTGCTAATACCAACCGCATCTGGATTATAAGGGTCCGGGGTAAAAAGAGCCTCAGCAGCTTTCCAAAATAACCCTCCTTTTACAAATTCCCTAAAAGAAGGTAAATCAGTAAAAGAATATACAGCATCCAACCCCTGTTTTCCTGCTCCATTTATACCAGAACCTCCACCAAACCCAGCTCCATAAACCCCCGTGTCAATAAGCAATACCGTCCCATAATCTAAATTACGGGTAGCACTGTTATCACCGGAAGTTATTGTGGAATAAATGCCGGGTAGAGTTCTCATTTTTCCATTAAAATAGACACTCGTTGCCATGTTTAAAATATTTAATTTTTAAATAAACTTTCTTTATTCAGGGAATAAAATTAATAAAAAACAGTCATTTTAAAATTTAATGAATCTCAATTCTTTATAAGAATTAAGGAAGTGGGGATTTCTCCCCACTAACCTAACTTAAACTCCAGTTAATATTACTCTTGACAGTAAAGCTCTTAGTTTCGCCACCTGAACCAAAAGACAAATTAGTTGGAGTGACATCGATATACAGAATCTTAGCTGTTAAAGTCACTGCACCTGTACAAGTAAATGTGTAAGAAAGGTCTGAACTTACTTTCGTTGATCCATTATACCAACCGTCAAACTTATCTCCACTATTACTTAATGTACATTCAACTGTAACAGAAGCCCCGTAATTGTAAGTACCACCACCGCTAACAGTACCTCTTCCAGCACTTGTACTATCCAAAGCTACACCAATAGAATAACTTCTTAAAGTTCTAGTACCTTTCGCAGTAAATGTCCGGTTGGCTTGTACATTTGTCGGTACAATAGTGGCAGCACTTTGTATCTTATTAGCACCCTCATACCAACCGTCAAAACTGTAGGTGTATTGAGCCGTAGTAGCCATAACAGTAGCCGTAGAACCTGCACCATTTGAACCGTAATTAACATTTTCTGATGCTCTAGACACTGTTGAAATGTAATCCCCAGCAACATAAGTAATTGTATACTGTCTCAAAGTTCTGGTACATTTGGCGGTCAACGTCATATTAGCCGTTACTCCAGTAGGAGCATAAGTGGCTGCTGATGTAAGTTTACTAGCCCCATTATACCAACCATCAACTGCATAACTATACTGAGCCGTAGTAGCTAAAGGAGTTATAGTTGATCCCGCAGCATTCCCACCATAAGCAACTCTTTCAGAAGTCCTGCTTAAACTTCCTACATAATCTCCAGCACTATACGTTACAGTAAAATAACGTATAGTAAATCTAGCATATACCGTTTGACTTCCAGTTACAGTGAACGAATATGAAGCCGAAGAACTCAGTAATGAACCTCCTGAAGGACCAGCAGAGAACCATCCATCAAACTGATAACCTGTGGCAGGAGTAGCTGTTACTGTAGTAGAACTACCATGACTTACAGTGCCACCACCTGATACAGTACCACCAGTTGTTCCAGCAGTATAATTACCAGTACCGTCTGTGGTACGATAATATGCACTAGGTGTAACAGTATAAGAATTTAATGTGGCCTGAGCCGTTAATGTCATATTGGCCGTTACTCCAGTAGGAGCGTAAGTCAACGAAGTTGAAACTCTAGTCGATCCATTATACCAACCGCTGAATGTATAACCAGTTGTAACTGTAGCAGTACATCCTAAAGCATTTCCATTGTAAATAACAGATTCAGACGTTCTACTGATCGTTGCAACACCTGTGCCCTTAACATAAGACACCGTATAGTAATTATCCGTGTATTCTGCGGTATAAGACGCATTACCTGTTACCGTAATTTTACGTGAAGCAGTCGTAACTCCATCAGACCATTTAGAGAACGTTTTACCCGTTATCGTGTTAGCCGTTAATGTTACTTCAGTTCCATAGTTATAAGTACCGCTTCCACTACCATTTGTTACCGTAATAGTATAACGGTTAATTGTAGCAGTTCCACGTGCTTCAAATGTTCTAGCAGCTGTAATATTACTTACAGACAATGCTAAAGCGGTAGAAATTTGTGTAGAACCTTCATACCAGCCAGCAAATGAATATGTGTACTGTGCAGTATTAGCCGGAAGAGCAGCCGTACATGTAGCAGTTCCTCCATAAGTTACTGTTTCACTTGTCTTAGTTATCGATGCAATATTTGCGTTCTTAGTATAGGATACAGTGTAACTCAGTTTTTCAAAATGAGCTGTAATATTTCTACCCTGATACCAAGCAAAACTTTGAGGATTAGTGGTGGATGTTTGTGTTTCATCACCAGTTGGAGCACTAGGTGAAGCATAAGTCCATTTAACAAACTTATACCCAGTAGCCGGAACAGCTGTTAACGGATTTTCAGTAGCTTCTTGGAATGAAGCTGAACCATTTGTAACAGTACCACCGCCTGTCGGACTTACTTTCACATTCATTGTCACCATCTTAGCCGCAAACTTCGCAACCAACGCATGATTAGCTGTTATGTTAGACAATGCATAAGATAAACTAGTGCTGACCCGGGTTGCTCCTTCATACCATCCATCAAACTGATAACCTGTTTTAACGGTAGCTGTGACGGTTGCACTACCACCATAATTTACGGTTTGTGTTGCCGGAGAAACAGTTCCCTGATTAGTATTATCACTGGTAGCTGTAATAGTGAATGTCTTAATGGTCGCCTTCGCGGTAAGCGTCATATTACTTGTTACATTAGTCGGACCATATTTCAAAGCCGTACTAACACGTGTCGCACCATTATACCAACCATCGAAATTATAACCTGTAGCAAGTGTTGCAGTAGAACCCGCAGCATTTGAACCATGTGAAACAGTTTCACTGGTTGGAGTAACAGAAGCTACCCCGGTTTCTTTTGTATATGTAACTACATAAGTATTTAAACCGAATGATGCTGCATACGTTGCATTTGCTGTAATATTCGTTAATGACAAAGTTGCTGTCTTAGTACCATCACTCCACCCACTAAATGTATACCCGGTGCTTGCTGTTGCAGTAGATGAAGCCGATCCACCATATTCTACCCGGGCTGATGTAGGATTAACCGAACCACCCGTTCCGGCGGAGAAGGTTATTGTATACCACAACCTCTGGAATCTAGCAACCAAATTTCTTGGACCAGTAACCGTGAATGTATAAGAAGCTGCGTCACTAACTTTAGTTGTTCCCTCATACCATCCTGCAAAACTATATCCTGTAGTAGGAGCTGCAACAACGGTTGCCTGAGAGCCATGTGTTTTTGTACCACCTCCAGAAGTAGTACCGCCTGTATTACCACTCACCCAATCACCACTTTCCGCAACACGGTATTGATTAGCCGTAGTAATTGAATAAGTTTTCAACTGAAAATTAGCCGTTAATGCCACGGCTCCATCAATAGTCCATGTTGCCGGGTTAGTTGTTACCGGAGTAGTAACTCCATTTCTTACCCAGTTAATAAAATCATACCCGGTAGCAGGAGTTGCTGTGGTGGCAACTGATGACCCATAGTCATAAGTTCCGGCCCCTGTAGCTGTTCCTCCTCCGGTTGGAGCTATTGTGATAGATAACGGGTATCTATTTAAAGTCCGTTTACCTGTAGCAATAAAATTCCTATCGCTTGTGATATTCTCAACAACCAAACTTAAATCAGAACTGATTAGCTGTGAGCCAGTATACCAACCGTCAAAACTGTAGGTGTATTGTACTGTATTATCCGGTAATACTGCCGTATTGGTGGCATTTTTACCATAAATAACAACTTCCGAATTTTTAGCAATACTTTGTACAAACTCATTTTTAGAATAAGTGATATTCCATTCAGACGGAGCCTGACTTACATTCACTACCTGACTGGGTGTGGTTGAATTTGATGTTTTAATCTCAAATTTTCCACTTTTAGCACCTATTGTATTTTTAGGTACAGTTACCACAATACTAAATGTGAATTCAGCCGATGCACCGGGGTCCCCTTGTATAGGAGAATTTACAGCTGCACTGAGTGATCCATTAATAGTGTAACTACTAGGAACCACAAACTCTATTTCACTACCTGTGGCAGTCTGAAAAATAAGAGTTTGTGCATTACTTTTACCTGAAATGGTAATCTTACTTTCTGTAAAAGGGCATGAAAAAGATAAACTGTCTAAAGTAACATATTCGGAGGTTGGCTTCTGATTTACTTGGTATGACTTTCCTGAATTTAATCCAGGAACAACGGCTGTCACAGTAGTTGAACGCTGCACCCTCCCTTTGTGAGGGGTGCCTGAATTCTGTACTGTGGCATTGCCTTCACCCGACATCGGGTAAACTGTTAACCAATCCGCTTTTGCCATATTTTTAACTTAAACTCCATTCAACATTAGAAGTAATTCTAAACGTTTTGGTTTCCTCTTCTGATCCAAAACTAAGAGCATCGGGATCAACATCAATGAAATTAATTTTTGCTGTCAAACTTACCGAAGCCGTAACGGTAAAACTATAGGTAGCATTTTCGCTAACCTTAGAAGAACCATTATACCAACCGTTAAACACATCTCCTTCTTTAAGAAGGTTACATTTGGCAATCACTTCATCTCCAACATTCACTTCTGCTGTGGCTGTAGAACCTGCCACTCCAGAATTGATTTGAACCGTTCCTCTGCTTGTAACATCGGAATTGACAGCCAAAGAAATTTGAAATGAACCTTTTGCAATACTCCTCAACAGAACATAATCTATATCGTCATATTCAGTTAAAGAAGATTCATCGAATTTTCCTGTAGCTATCAAATCTTTCTTACGCACGTAATGCGTTGGAGGCACCCCAATATCACCGGGGGTTATTCCAACAACATCCGCTGCTTCCTGTGCTGTTGCGTATGCATAATTCATATTATTCATCAGCTTTACCAGCGTCAGCTGTACATTCTACAAACTTAGTAAACACAATATTTCCAGTCACAGTATTGATTTTATCAATAATTTGTTGACCTGTTATTTTACTTAAAATATCATCACCGGAAATATTTTCCAAAATAGAAGATGGATCTTCCTGCTGAGATTGAAAAGCTGTTAAAAGCTCATCAATTTTCGCTCCTGTAAATTTCGATTTATACGCCATAATTATAAAATTAAGTTATCACTCTTTCAATACTCCAAAAATTTCACCAGAATTATCCTGCATGGCTTCGTCACTATCAGCAGGTATAAATTCCTCTCTAAGTCCTAACTGAATAATTGTAAACGTGGCTTCCTGAATTACCGTACCTTCTGTTGTTCTGCCAGTTACAACTACATTTCTATCCAAATCATCATTTACCGATGATACAAAAGGAGCCACTGATGAATATACAACAGCGGCTCCAGTTTTTGTTTTGATTTTTCTGTTTTTTTTCGGCATATACTCCTATGACAATGTCCAGGCAGTGTTTGAAATGATTTGATTGGTAACAGCAGCACCAGAAGCTTCCAGTGTAATTGTTCCCTCTGAAAATTCAAAACTAGGATCGCCCGCAGACTGTTTAATTGAAATTTGAGCCGTTTGACCTCCGGTCGTAGATACTTTCAAAGCAGCTGTCAACTCGTTAATGGTTATATTAGCTGGAATATTTGTGAAAGTAATACTAAATGTGAATTCAGCTGATGCACCGGGGTCCCCAGTAATGGGCTGACCATTCGTAGTTTGTGCTCCTCCTGCATCATATTTTTCAGGAAGTGTTAGTGTTAATCCTCCTTCAACAACTCCAGAAGTTTCACCGTCATCCGTCAAATCTAACAACTCAAAAGTTAAAGCTGTAGAATTTGATTTACCAGTAATAGTCAATGTTCCACCAGTTTTCGCAACTGACGTTTCCGCTCCATCGTCAAATGAAACAAATTCAGGTTTAGCTTTTTGTACAACCTGATATGTCTTATTTGGAGATACACCTGTCGCTACACCAGTGACCGTCGTGGTACGTTGTTCACGTCCTGTGTGAACTTCACCAGTATTAGTGATAGTTGCATTACCCTGACCTGACATCGGAAATACCGTTAACCATGCAGATTTTGCCATATTTTTTTTTTTAATTAATAATTTTATTCATCTCACAAAACAAATTTACAAAAATGCAATTTGTTTATAAAATTCTTACTCCAACCTCCACTTCACCTTTGAATTAATTTCCTGCTCTGCCTGATTGGTCAATTCATCTAACCATAAATAAGATGAACCAAAAGAAAATAATTCTTCGCCTTCCAAAGCTAACACCCAATCAGTATTTGAAAATACTGTATTTTCAACTACACCTGCACCCGGCTCTAACCACAAATAAGGATGAGCAAAAACAAAATATTTTTCAGGAGAGGGGGGTGTCCAATTAGGGTCAGTTCCTACTGGAATAGCATCTTCAATAATAAAACTCCTAACTAATTCAGGCCGAATTATCGAAGCAAAACGATCCGTATCTTCTATTTCAACCGAAATATTTTTTATCAATATAGGGGTAGGAAACAATGCATTTTCTGCCACTAATTCATTAGTGCTAAAATGAAATTTCGTAAATTCCTGTTCAAGTGTATTTCTAGCTCCCACCAGTAAAGTAAATAATACCTCACCTATCAAGGTGGATTCCAACATGTTATCACTAAAACACATCATATTTACTGTAGAAAGTGATGATTGAATAAACCCCTCCCGCTGATAATCAGTACTACCAAATAAATCCCCAGTAGGATCACCAAATCCTCCTAACGGCTCAACTTCTCCATACCCCCGGCCCGGTTCCCGAATGATGATACAAGGCATGTGACTTTTATCCCGTGGGTATTCCATACGAGTAGTTATCTTTCTGGGGCTAGTATTTTTACGCAAAAATATTTCTTTAGCCTGTTCATAAAAATCAAATACTCCATCACGAATACCATAAAACATGTGATAAAGTAATGTCTGATCCTCTGGTACAGTTTCATAATCATATTCTACGTATGCCAGCAACCCATCCACTATTTGTTTTATCCGAGCAATTGTTATCATAACTGATTTAAAAATGAATTAATAGCCATATCTGCAACAATCTCTATTTGTGATTCTACCAAAGCCTTATCCATGAATTTTCGTGGTTCAAACCCGGGGTGAATCCAGCTTAAAGGGTCACTTCGGTCACTTACACGACGAAATGTAAAATACCCACTACGTTTTTCCTCTTTTGTAGAGGCAATATCTAATTTCACTAACCCCTCGTATTTTGGAGATTTATGAACATACTGAGGTATTACACCCTGTGCTGTTTTTATTTCCGCCCTCGTTCCTAATTGGGCATATTTTGAAGGTAATTGTGAAACTCTAACAGGTTTCCCATTATTATTTTTAGCAACATCATAAACTTCTTTAGGAAGAACACTTTGAAAAATATCTGATTCGGCCACAGCCTGCGGTGTGGCATGTCTAAATGGAATAGTTAAATACCACCCGCCTCCAAGCTTAGTTTTTCTTTTACTAGAAGTTGAAAACCCTATCTTTTCATCAAATGGTGGTTTACCCTCTTCTAAAGCTAAAGCCAATCCATCTTCACCGGGGGACAACCCAAAAACAACTTCTGTACCGCTGATGCGGTCTACATACATTGCCTTTTTATATAATTTTCGGGTCTGTTTTAAACCACGATTAACTAAATTTTCCCACTTATACACATACTCTGTTACCACCCGGTTTATAATTTCAGAACCAAGTGCCTGAGCCTGATCCCCTGTTAAGGCAAACTCTTCAATTACTTCACTTAAATCAATATGTAGTGGTAGCATCGTCATTATGTATTATTCCACTTCCATCAAAATTTGGCCGTTGAATATCAATCAGGTGTGTTCTTCTACCCACAGCCTGAATAGGCATTTTAATAATCTCTAAACTTCCAGTTTGCTTATTTGACTGCAAAGAAGCTCTTATTTCATGCGGCAAATCGATAATGTGGTATTCTACTCTATGTTTATATATAACTGATACCCCAGCCCCGGGTTGGACATTTCCCTGATCAAATTGGATACAATATGGATTCACCTCTGATATTTGATATACAGATGGGTCTAATTTAATCAAAGGAGAATATGAATCTTTGAAAATGAAAACTGCATCTATTTTAATAGGTGCATAGGAGGTAAAAATAGCCACTTCATTTTCAACCATCTCTCTTGCTACCACCATTTCAGTAAATGTTGCATATTCATCCTCAACTGTCACCCTATCAAAAAACGAAATATAATCTTTATCTACATCTCTAACAGTGATAGATGCTGTTCCCATCAATTCCGGTGCCCATTGTACAAACTTCGTATCTCTGTTTAGCCCTGTTATCAGGGCTTTTGTCCTATATGGATTTATATAAATGTATCCTGAACCATGACAATTCTGACAGGAGGGTAGTGGGGAATCACTATTTCCCTGACAGGGGCATCTTATGGCCTTTTCACAAATAATGTCATAGCCGTGAGTCCAAATAACAGCGTCAAAATCATTAGGTCTGAAACTGACCTGAGGCTGTCCATATAAAGAAGGCGATTCCGCATTTATAACATTTCTTCCCATTTTTTATTATTTTTTCTTTGTTTGTACAAAAATACGCCTTATATTTGTAGTGTCAAAAGGCGATAATACCGAATGTTGTTGAGACGCATCGTATTATCATAAAGTAGGGGTAGATACACTAAAGCAAACATTGCCTATACGTACCTCTCGCCCACAGCAAATGGCAGGTCAATAAACCCTGCCATTTTCTATTTCATCAATTCTTTGTTTTCGTTCTTCATTTGTGGTTTTCTTTGAATGCCCTTTATAAAATGACGTCAAAATAAACCATCTGGCAATATCTTTGCCGTTCGTATCCTTTGATTTTTCAATTGCAATAACTAAACGTTCTCCTTCTTTTGAAGTTAAAACCAATGTACTATTTCTTTCAACAAATTCTACACTGAATGAACTTGGGTCAGCTTCAAACTTCTTTAAACATCTAGCTACGGTTTCTTCGGCATCCTTGATAGATTTAAAATTTTTCTCATTTGCGTAATGATCATATAACAAGTGTTTAATACCAGCATATTTATTCCCCCACACTAAATCTATAGGTGTCTTCTGATATACCCGCTCGGAATTCTTTCCTCTTACTTCCGAAATTTTATTTGAATCATCAATAAAAACTGTAGGAAGTTTTAAAGTGGCTACATTTTCAGCATGCCCTGTTTTTTCTCTGAAAAGCCTTTTAAAGGCTTCTTGAGGCTTCCCAATATATTCTTTAAATACCTGCCCAAACCTTTTTGTTAAAGGCTTTCCATGGGGTTCTTCATAAATATATCTCCATCCTCCATGCCCATCGGGCATTTTTCTGATGTATTTGAATGACTTTTCAATATCACTCCTAATCCATCTCTCTTCAAGACTAATCATAACACACCCAATTTTATTTCATCGTAGACCAATTTCAATTTAGGAATGGCGTCTTTTATCTCTTTCTGATATTGAACGATCCTCGCCCCATATCCGGCATTTGTAGCACTCGAAGTGGAACCAATACTCTGACTTAATCCGTCTACACTTAAAGACTGGCTTGCAATACCTGCACCCAATATTAAATCTCCGGCAATACCTAATGGACCAAACGTTGCAAGTTTTCCAACCAGATTCAATAAATCCATAGGTAAATGATCTAAATCGAAACCAGTAATATACTGTAAATCCCAATAGTCAGGAATCATATAAAAATGCTGACTTCCAAGCTGTGTGGTCAGTCCAGAAAGAATTACTTCGGCATTTGCTGTAGCTACAGCGGTACCCGTGGGAACAATCGAAATTCGCCGTTTATATTGTCCATAACTGTTTTTAGTACAAGTTAACCACTGTGTCGGATAAGAAATCTGTTCCAGCTGATTAAATCGCCCGGTTAACGATATAGGTTCGTTAACCGGGTAATTTGTAAATAAAATAGGAAAACTTTGCCAGTAATCCGCACGATAAAAGGTCAGCTTCTCTAAACTAATAAATTGTCTAACTAATTTCAGATTGAAAAAATTTTCAATTTCCTTCTGAGCGGCCTGTATATAAAACCTCATGCTTTCCTGACTAAAAGCTGTTCCATCACCAGCCTGTATCTTTATTCCATAAAGATAGATTGAAAATATTTCAGCAGGGGAAAATAACAACCCCTCATTCTTTCTGTATTTTACTGTTAAAGTAAGCTGCCCCATAACGGATTACTCTATGTTCATTAAAAAATCAATAATTTCTTCTTTCTTTTTACCTTCAACAGGGGTCATATCAATACCACTATCAACACCAAATTTTATCAATTCGGCTTTTGTCATGGCATTGAATTCAGCCCGGGCATCTACCTCACTTAAATTTTCCTCTGGGGCTTCTGCTGAGGCATTTTCTTCATGCTGATCACCTGTCACCTGTTCAGCAACGGCATTCTGCATTAATGCCCCGGCATTGATGGCAGCAGTATGAGCTTTTTCATATTCAGCTTTCCACAATCTAACCTCAGCTTCCAACTCTTTACATTTTGTTTTGTGTGCATCGACCATGTGTTGTAACCGGGCACATTCTTTTTTAAACCATTCTTCTTTCTGTTTGAAATCAGAAGTCATTTGAATTTCTTTAGGAGTTTCGTAAACAGGCTGTTTGCCGTCTTCATACAAATCGGGCAATCCTAATTTTAATACTTCCTGTCCAAACTCATCGGATACTTCGGCGTATCCATTAATAAATTTAACGGTCTGACCGTTAATGTTAACAATTCGTGTACCGAATTTTCTGGAAAATAATTTCATAATACGTAATTCATTTTTGTTATTTCAAAAAAAAACGAGGCCGAGGTATAAACCCCACCCCGTTTTCAAATTATACGTTTAATGCAAATTAAACGGTTGTCGGCATCCCAATTTTACCGATATTGATAATACGGGCAATTTTACCCGGCATATACTCAACCGGAGTACCGTAGTTCAATACAGAGAATGACCGTCTCGGACCTACAATAGCGTAGTCTAATTTCATAGTACCACCCAGTTCCAAGTATTCCATCATTTCACTTCCGTTGAAGTAAACAAGAGCAGACTTAGTTCCAGCAATCCAACGGTTACGATCGTGTACCGATCCAGCTTCAGCACCATCCCATCCAGCAGCTAACTCTGTTGTGCTAACTTCAAAAATAGGATAGAAATCAGCTACCGATTTGTCAACCGGGTTAACCTCAGTACGGTAAATCACAAAGCATGTTTCCGGATAAGCCGAAGAAGCGGCACCTGCGAATTTCAGAGTTACTGATTGGGCAGCTCCTACAGCCTGATCTGCATCAGTTAACAAAACAGGTTCAGATTCACCATAACGGTTTTTAGCGGTCACTGCATACAGGTAATTTCCAGCGTGAACAGTACCAAAAGCACCCTTTGGATCAGTTGCAACAGCAACCGGGGTGGTAGCATCTTTAACCGGAGCGTTAGGAGCCTTGTCAGAAGTTTTACCGCGATTCAATTTGATAGGAGCGTTCCAATCAAAGAATTTGTCAGATTTGATTGCTACTTTACCAAACTGGGTGGTAATGTTGTTAACAGACTGACCCATTGTAGCACCTACAACGCCGCCCTCCATTCCAACAATAACACGTTTAGATTCGTGGAAAAGTTTTACATAGTTGTTGAACACAATCGGAGAAGAAACAATGCGGTCGATGATACCGTTACGGTCGTTTACTACTGCCTGAGCAGCGTCTTCAACTAATGCATCATTCAGTACAGAACCATTTGCATTCAGCACAGACACATCTCCAAAATAAGCATCCAAAATCTGTTCAGATGTTTTACCGATCAAACCTCCGGTAATATCGTTAATACCTTCAACATGCTGTGCAAATACACCATCAAATTCCTGAGGAACTTTTGCGCTGTTGGCGTCGATAACCTTTTTGTCCAAAATAGTTTGTAACAAAATGGTTTTGTTTTCAACTTCCTTGGTATACAAAGAACCAACAGTCGTCTTAACGATCATACCCGGATGAGTTACCTGTCCAGTTACACCAGTAAATGCAACAACGATAGATTTTCTACGGTAAACTGAATCGGTTTCAGTAGGAGTTTCACCTTCCATATTGAAAATACCTACTTCCTGACCGTATTTATACAATTGGTTGTACTGATGTACGGTGTTTTCGATTTTTTGACGTTTCAATTCATTCCAAAACACCAACTGATCCAAACGGTTTTCGAGGTTTTTCAGCACATAGTCCAAAGACTCAGGTTTCAAACCTCCACCATTATTCAATTGGTTATCGTATTGCATACCGGTCATAAGCCCGGCTTCCATCGCCTTCAGAATGTCCTCTGATGACATGCTTTCAAACGGATTAGCATTTTCCGTACCTGTGTAATTAAATAAATCCATATCCCTGTTATTTTATTTTAGCTTTTAAAAATTATTTAACCAATCTCACACCTTTTTTAGTGTAAAGATACATTGCAGCGGATTCACCAATAGCTCCTTCCAGTTCATCCAAAAGATAAGCCGTAGTGTTTTCCCGCAAAGATTTTTGAATTTCAGCGTCTTGTTCTTCTTCAATTGATTTTATAATCAATTGACGAACGACTGCTCTGTCTCTTGACACGCTTAAAGACACTTTATTGTTTTCATCTTTTACCCCACCACCTTGGGCAACAGATTTTTCAATAACGGCCTGATTCAAATTTGCACCTTTAAAAGAAGGAGCCTGATTTCCGAACTGAACCACGGCTTCACGCATTGCATTAATAGATTTTTCAATCTTATCAACAATAGGTTCCAAAGCTGCTTCAAGTGCTCCAGACAAAGACTTAACAATGTCAGAACTTATGCCGGACATTTGTTCAGAAAACAAACTTTCAACTGATTTCAACAAATCATCACTCAAAGATTTTTCAATCTTACCTTTTTTGTTGCAACCTTTTTCAAAGTCTTCCTCTTCTTCATCCTCTTCGCGTTCTTCTTCATCTTCAAAATCATCCTCTTCTTTACGCTTTTTAGTGCCTTTATCCTTACGTTTTTCGTCATCGCCATCTCCATCACCCTCACCATAATCATCCGGACCATACTGCGTTGACTTTTCTATCGTTATTGCTCCGCTATCCAGCCAACCAGCAATAACTTCCTCATCAAAACCGCCAGCAATCAACGATTTTACAAGGTCGTCATTTTTTTGTTCTTCTGTTAACATCATAGTTTTACTATTAATTTTCTGGTTTAAAATTATTACAATTTTTATTTTCTAAAAAGAAAGTTTTCTAAAGTCTTTCTTCCCGTATATTATAGTTTGAATCTATAATTACTCGTTTATCTCCGACCGTCTGTTCAAACATAATAGACGGGTAACCACCCCTGTTTGGTCTATCACTAGTAGGAATAAAGTCCTGAACCTGAACACCCTTCACTAAATCCACGTATGAATTAAAATTCACTGGGGTCATTGTTAAAGCAATATTATTAATAATTGCTTTTGTAATATGTTTTTCATTTTTAGGATCACGGGCTAAAGCTTTACCTTCAATAGACATTCCTGGCCTACGGGTTGATCCACTATTTTTCATTTCGATGCATTTATCCCAAAAAGCCCGGGCTTCCGGTGATTCTTTCCAAAGTTTTCCTTTCACCCAAAATTTATTATTGATAATTTTACCATCTAATGGCTCCCCTATCCAAAATCTACTTTTTAATTCTTTAGCTCTTACGGTTAAATGATCTAAATTAAAAAGCCCATGTTTCAAAAAATAGTCTATCATGAATCCGTTAGGCTCCATCGATTCACCCTGATAATCCTTACTGTCGTCACTGGCTATTCCTTCAAACACCATATTCTCATAACGCCTTTCATCTCCACGGGGGTAATCCTCAGCTTTAGACTTTTCTAAATCTAAAGGTAACCAAAAATTAAAATCGTTTAAAGCCTCCATTTTTCCTATAAAATTTTAGCAAAAATACAAATTTCTTATAGAGAAACAAAAACAGGCTCTCCAACGTAATCTGTACCCAGTTCATTCACTGCCATGAAATCCTCATGAGGAGTTTTAATATGTAATTCACCCCCCATTAATCCACGACGCATATTGCCAATTAATGATTCCATATCGTTATTATCCCCGATAAAAATAACAGTTACTTCTGTCAACTGGTTATCTTCCGGTTCATCACGGTATTTGACTTCACAAACATTTATAGGCTGTTCAAATTTTAATTCCGAATTAACCGTCATTTCACGATTACCGCTAATTGCCTTCATAATTTTATCCACATGCCTTTTAGGATCACGAGCTAAAAATGTGACATTCTTTTTAACCCCACCTTCCAGTGATTCGGGTTGTAATGGTTTTTCATCTTCGGTAGTCATTGCTTTTTTAATCAAGCCCGAAAAGCTTGGCACAAATGCCTCGGGGGTCATACGGCCCTCATACAGGGCTTTCATGATAGGCATCACGGCCTCTAATTGTTTCGGTTGAAGCGATACCTTAACAATATTTTCACCCTGATTAAAAATAAAAGGTTTGGTTGGAATTTCTGAAAATTCTATCCATTCAGCAAAACAATGCTCAGTTGCATCTACCGTCACAGGCTGAGCATCATCTACATAAACCTTAAAATACTTAATGTGTGCATCATCGGTTTTATATTCACCTAATTCTACTATTTCAGTGCCCGGCAGTGGGTCGAGATTTGTTTCTTCTTTTAACTCACGAATAGCCGCAGTCTGAAAATCTTCACCCGGATCAACATGCCCACCGGGTACACAAACCATCCCAGTAGGAACATAATCTTCTACTCTATGTAAAATGCAAATTTGTCCTTTTGAATTTTCAGCAACCACATCCGCATACTTTGTAGGTTCCCCAGTTGTAGACTTCACAATATCGAAATATAAATCTTTATTCATCTTGCCGGAAAGGTATCTTAACCGGGCAACATCAAGGGTATCAATGTCAGCACAAGCCACACGGATTTCTTCATCTTCCCGATATTTTTTCAAAGACTTCAAAATTTTATTCCGTTTATTAATAGCGTCAGTTACATCTGCCTGATGTTGTGTAACAAACTGTTTATGACGTTCTAAAATTTCTGATTTTTTACTTTCAGGTAAAATGTCTATTTCATCAACTATAGATTTTTGCAAAGTATATCGCTCTGCTAAATCTTTACCCCTTTTATCCAATTCAGCTAATTGTTCTTTCAACTTCTGATATTCACTGAGTTTTTCAGCAGCGGTGCGCAAACCCAAAATTTTTCTTAAACTCATAATCATAATCTTAAACTATATATTCTTTATTTCCAATGGTTATTTTAACTTTTCCTTTTCTTTCAACCTTCTCTTTATAAGAAGGTTTTGGCTCAAACTGATGTGTTTCATCATTCCATTCATACCCCTCTGGTAAATACCTCAAATCACAACGACAAAATGGATGAACGGGATGAATAGTAGCTTTCCAGTCTTTAGTTTTAACCCCATAATTTGTTCCATTAGATAATAGCTCCGAAAGCCTGAAAATACGCGGTTTACTTCCAATACCCCCGGTTAAATATAACCGGATACAATGACGGCATGCTCCCGGATAAACATCAAAATAAACTAATGGATCAGAATTTTGGGTCAACATAAACTGCGCCCGGCCTAAATTATATACATCCTGACATTCAGTTTCAACAATTCTTCCCCAATCTCTCCCCCAGTCAACCATTTGATGGGCAATATTTGCAGCTATCTTTTTAACAGCTTTTCTTTCAAATGTGCCGTTTAATATTTCATCATGTATAGTTTTTCGCGCTTTAGCGGCTTCCTGTGCTGCTAAAAAATTTAGCTCTTCCGATGCTACAGAAGCCTGAACATCGTTCCTTATTCTTTCCCCTAGACCCTTTATATGGGTATATGTTTTGTCAGCTGCTACTTTATAAAAAGCCATCTCAACTGTAGTAGGTGCTAATGCTCCCATATTATTCAGAAACTTTTCAAAATCAGAATAAGACAAAGAAGCAGTAGATTTTGGACCAATAGCAGCAGCCAGTTTACCAAATAAAAAAGCCTGATAATGTGAAGGAAATTTAGGAATGAGTTTTACCAAATCCACACCTTTCTTTTTAAGCAACGTAATGTCTTCTTGAGTAAGGTAATCCTTACCCAAAGTCTCAGCAATCAATTTCACTATTGTAAAGTGAATATTGCTAAATATGCGCTGTATATCTGTAGCTGTGAACAACATTACATTTTACTCTTTTGTATTTCAACCATCGTTTTCACCAAATTTTCAAACAACTGCCCAGCATTAAAAGAATGTTTAGCCTTTGTTTCATATTGCCCCTGAATTTTAGGATACCTCAGTGGATCAACATGATGATGAATTTTAGGAACCTTTGGAACTGGAATATCCATTTACTTTTTCTTTAACTGATCATCAATAAAACTAAAAGCTTTTTCAAGAATGGGGTTACCCACCGATTTGTTCAACATTGCATCGATTTCAGGGTCTCCTGTGCTAGTTTCATCATTTTCATCGGCAACATTATTCATCATATCCCCACCCATCATTTTAGCCTGTTGAGCAGATTGGTAAACCTGATTCAATATAGTATCCTTTTCAGGATTGAACTTTCGGCCTGAATACTTTTCAAACATATCCTCAAGGCTGACAAATCCAGCCTCAGATTTCTTTTTATCCAAATCAACCTGAGTAGCTTCATCCTCGATTTCTATACCAGTAAACACCAACTCCAATCTATCATCAATTTCACTGATAATATATTTATTCAATATATTCTGATAAAATATCAGTAGTGGAGTTAAACCTTTCTGTTTCGAATGATCAAGTCTTTCACGCTGTCCTTCCTGCCCCCATACTCTAGCAGCGTCCTGAAATTGAAAACCCAGTTCAGAGGGGTCCATACGATATACAGCACATACAAGAACCATTAGGAATTTGATCCATTCCGTGAACTCCATGTCACGGTTAGTCTGTTGTAAATCTATCCACTCTAAATCTATGCCCTGAATCACTGGTATTTTATGAGAATTATACACAGTACTCATGGTTTGTTTCCATTCCTGACGAAATTCATTGAGGGTGCCTCCATCAATATTCTGGTTCTTTACATTAATAAACCCTTTAGGCTGGCTTCCTTGTTTAAAAAAGTTACCGTTATACTGCATACCCCATAACACCCATGTAACTATCTCCATAAGTGTTTCAAGCTCACTACAACCATAACCATTACGCAGTACATTTGAAGTTTTATTCCGAATACCATAGCCCAATTCCCACGGATAAAAGGCTACATATTCATTTGTTACCGGATGACGAATAATTTGACCATCCCAAACCATCGCGTATCGAGGTAAATAACCATGCCATCTGAATTGTTCAAACATTTGGGAATAACGGGGATCATTCGTATCCAACTGCCTAATTAATGCCCCATCAACAGCACGGTATTTTTTAACTTCAAAATTTCTTGCCCGAACAACTTCAAAGCAAAGTTGATCCAATCTCAAAGAATCATTCAATACCTTACGGGTGAATTCTTGAAAATTATCTTCACACTCCCATTTATCATTTTCACCCCCATCTTCAAGAAACTTGACAATATACTCCACTTTTCTCATGTCTTCCTTTGACATTTCCTTCTTAGTGTTGACATCAGCTTCTACCCCGGGGGTTTGTTTATACCTTATCTTGTAGCCCGGCTTTTGGTCGTCGTTACTATATTTCAAGAAATTTTGAACCTGTTCAATACGAGTGTTAATAACCGCTTTGATTATAAAAATATCCCCCATGCGGTTAAGAGTGTTGAAAGTAACACCATTATTAGGATCACGGTATCCCTTACCAGTAAACCCAATTTCTGAGGGGTTCCAAAGTATTGACTTGATGTCTGGCTGCGGAAGCTTACGTCCGTATTTCCTTTGCTCAGCCAAAAATGACTGTGCCTTTACAACTTCCTCAAAAGATTCTGACGTAAGCGATTTTTCTATCCTATTACGCAAAGCAATTGGAGCAGCTTTAGCCAGTATTTCAAGGTCGTGTAAAGACATGCCGTCAAAATCTTCTACAGGGAATTGATTTGAATTCCCTGTAGATATCTGTGTTTTAGGACGCTGTCTTTTTCTGCTCATATTAAATTGTTCCAGGAGTTACAAAAGTTTGAGCTTCATATACTCGGCCACTAAAAATCATTCTGATCTTTAACCAAGTTACTTTGGCAGGCCGCATGATACCCAAATCTTTTACAATCTCAAACATTAAATATTGTGATGCTTTGGCAGTAAGAGTTTTCTTATCCTCACTCAATTCACCTATTGAAGAAACATTGCCTCGGAATTCCAATTGTGTATCATCCGCAAATACTTGTACATCATAGGTAGCATCCTTATTGGCTTCATCGGCCACCTGTTTTTCAAATTTAGCCACCAACCACGGCAATGAATCTTTTGATTCAGAATACGGATATTCTTCAACGTATGAGGCAGGTACAACACTGTTATAAGTAGCTTCATTGAAAGCCACACCCAGTGATAGCCCAAAAATGGTTCCAATCATTTCAGGTTCACCCTCACTGAAATCAACCGATTCGTCAATAATAAGTTGACTTCCCTCATAACATTCAACCTTACATTTACAAACTTTTGCGGCGTTCAGCATCATAGGAATGGTCACTTCGTCACCCATCTTAAATGGCAATCCGGCTTCAATAATACTACCGTAATTTTTTCCAATAAGCCCGGTCACCATGAAATTATTGATTTCCCCCAAGCCATCAGTTTCAACAGTTACCGTTTCAACACCTTTGGTATAAACATATTTTTTCATTTTTCTACTTTTTATTATTACAAATAACAATACAAATTTACAAACAAAAGTACGGAATTAAAGCTAGATATCCTAAATATCATACTAACCTAGTACTTTACTTTTTAGATAACTGCTTTTCAATATCGTCAATCTCATGCTGTTTTTCATTCATAGCTTTACGATATTGTACCCTTTCATCGTAATCTTTCCAAGCTTTTCCTCTTTCACGAAGCCCGTGAATTTGTTCCATTTCACGCAACTCCTTTTGTAAACGGGATTTCTTTTCTGATAAACTTTCGTCAGCTTTATCCGATCCTTTCTGTTCTTTGAAAAACTTCTTTATAGAATCCTCAAACATAGAGGACTGAGAACCAAAAGTTTTGATCACTTTACCTTCAACCATATCCCAAATTTTCAGGTTACCCCACTTTTCCAACTCAAGACTCAAATCCCCTAAAAGATGATCATTTTCACCATTATCTAAAGTACCCCATGTTCCAGCCTCAGTTTTTCCCCATTTTAATTTTCCACCAACTGCATCATCTAAAATACTTTTAGCTTCCTTAATGACACTCGATTGGTTTTTACGAACCTCTTTTAAAGTATCTTTAGCTGCCTGTTTATCATTATCATTCATCGTTTTTTTTTATCACGCTTAGCCAATTCCCCTTTAACCTTCATGATTGCATACAATTTTTCTGCTCTACGTGATTTAGGAAGATCGTCAAACTGACGGTTGAAATCCTCAACCATACCGCGTTCCATTTTACGCAAACCCTCAGTATCAATTCTTGAAATATCTCCCCATGCTTCATCTGCTGAGCGTTTCATTTTACCGGACAGGTATTTTTTCAAATTTACCTTTCCACTATTTGGGATGTCCTCAAATTTTACCCGGGTGTAAACCTGTTCTGATTCCTTTTCTTCTGATGGTTTTGAATCTGTATCTTCTTTTTTAACTGATTCCTTTTTATCAGTTTTCTTTTTCACATCAGCTTCACGAGCCTTTTCTTCTTCTGATTTTTCACCAATTTTTTCGGAAGTTTTTGCTATTTCTTTTTTATAATATTCATATAAAACTTTACTCTTTGTGGTAGACAAAACTCCCTGCAAATAATCACGGTATTTTCTCAATGTCTCTTTAGGAAATTTCTCACTAGAAGAAAGTGCCTCATACATTCGCGTGCCCGGAGAAACTTTATCATCAAACTCCTCTTTACCATCATAAAACCGAGCAATAAAACTACCATCCCGTAAATTTTCCACTACCTTAGCCACACGACCATCACCGACTTCCATCCAACCTGTTTTCAGGCGTTCTTCAATGTTTTTATCCCTTTGGGCTTTACTTTCACGGTTCTTTTGGTTCACTGATTCATAATCAGAATCAGTTTTTTCGCTTCTTTTAGCCTCTTTTTTAGAAGCTTCTTTATCTTTACGTTCAATTGCTTCATCGTGAAGTTTTTCGTCCCCCTTACGGCCACCTTTCTTTTCGGCAAGCTTATCTTTTAGGGTCTTCAAAGCACGTTCATACCGCATTTTACCATTTTCCTGCTCCAGAAAAACATGCTTGTTTTTCTCCATCTGAGCAATCTTATTTTCAAGAGCTGAAATAGTAGAAGTAGTTTCTTCCTTTTCTTTAGCAGCCTTACCATATTCCTGGCCAACCCGGTGAAGACGTCTGTTTTCAGCATTATCTTCATATCTACCGTGGCGTGCTTTCAAAATCTCTGAGCTAATAATTTTTTCCGTTAAATCCATAACTACGTTTTTTTTTGTTTGACAATGCAAACTTAACAATTTATAAGATAAACACCAAGAAAAATCTTTTATTTCCAATCTTCCGGAAGAATATTTTCTTCACCCATTTCTTTGGCACGCTTTTTAATCCACCGACGAGCAGCCTCTATATCTTTGGCCCGGCCAACGCTACGAATAGCATCTTTCAAATCTTGAGTATTACGAATAGGAAAAGAACCATCGGGCATCGCTTCACCCTTTTTTGATAAACTTTCACGTTCCTTTTCAGAAAAGTCATGTTTGTTCATACCTTTTTTAATTTCTGCCTCCTCATGAAGTTTTTCGTCACCTTTCACACCCCCAAGGCGTTCTTTGGCTTTAGCTTCTCTTTTTTCGGCCTCTTTATCATAACTATCATCGTCATCTCCATGTGCTTCATCATGAAGTTTTTTATCTCCCTTAATACCGCCAATACGTTCCTCCAATTTCCTTTCACGTTTTTCAACTTCACTTTTATCCTCATAGGATTTCATGAAGGGCTTACCAACCCGGCCTAAAGCTTGATTTTCAGGGGTATCTGAATATACTCCGGTTTGAATAGCTTTGATAATATCCGAATCAGCATTTTCACCCACCAAAATAGACTTTAAAAATTCCGGTGAAGCTACGTAAGGTTTACCTACCCGGTTAAGCCGTTTATTTTCGGGAGTATTTAAATACACCCCTTCAATTCCTTTTAGGATGGTTCCATCAGGTGTTTCTTCCCATTTTACCTGCTGCTTCCGATAATAACGGGTAACCTCTTTACCATTTTCATCTACACAAATAGCTTTTTGTAGATACATCATGTCAGTCGTAAAATTTTCTCTTTCTTCAGCGGTCATATTTCCGGAACGGCTTTTCATTAAACCTTCCTTACAGTACTCACCAATTTGCTGAGCTGTGAATACTTCATAACCATTAGCAGCAGCTACTTGCTCAAATTTAGCCACTTCAATTTTCTTTTTAGCGTCCATAAAATCTAAAATTTTAAAATTTATGGAGGTAAAATTACAAAACTTTTATTTTTAACAAAGGAAAGAACTCTAAACAAGGTAGGGCTTAAATGGGGTGTTATTCGCACCCCGTACCCAAATCACTAAAACACTTAAAAACTACACAAAATGAAAACTAAAATTCAAAAGGTCTGGCTAAATTTAACTCATTGAATGATCAAAACATACCCTTATAACGCAAAATGAGTGAACAAGGTTATTTCATCCTAATAAAATAGGCGGCTTAGCCGCCTCTCCAAGGCGAAGCTTATCGAAGATAGCGAAGCCTTTAAATTACCGAACGAAGTGAGGTATAGTTATCGATGGATTTTCATATCTTTTTCGCTATCCATTTTTCATGTACCGGACCTCTTATATTCTTTTATATACTTTCAAAATACTTTCGCGGGCGCGCGCGAAGGTCACCAAAAAATCTTACTGTTTCTATCTGCTTTTCTCCTATATAATTTTTCGATTTAATAAAAGGGGCCACGGCTGAATAAAAAAGGGGCCACGGCTGAATAAAAAAGGGGCCACGGCTGAATAAAAAGGGGTGTGGGCTGAAAAGAGGGGTGTAACTAATTACCCTTTTAAAATAACAAAAGGTACTATTAGTACGTAAACTAAATGGTGAAAATATTTTACACTTTTAATAATTCAATATAAAATGGAAAAAGATTTAATACAGCAATCTAGTTTAGTTACCTACGGTAAATTTGCTGTAAGTGGCATTCAAATGAATTGCCTTATCCAGTTAATAGATTCCATGCAAAAATATATTAAAGACGGAACCGATTGGATACAAGCAGAAACTAAAAAGATAAAACATCTTATACCTTTAAATGAACATGAAGAATTTGAAATTTCAATCCATAATCATGACATAGACAACTACGAACATAAATATAGAGTTGTCAAAGAATTAGAAACAATGGCTAAAATTATAGTCCGATACCAGTTTTTAGACAAAAATGATGGTTGGGTGAATATTAGCCACCCATTAATTTCTTCGGTAACTTGGAAAGATGGTGATTCCAATATTAAAATTGGGGTAGGGCTTCATCAATTGCGTTGGTTACTAGCTGTATCTACACAATTAATTCCCACAACATTTGATAAAAAATCTGTGTTATCATTACATTCACCTTACACTAAAAGACTGTATTTGATTTTAAGCGATAATTATAAGAAAATTTTCAATAGACAAATTGATGTCTATATTACAATCTCCTAGTTACACCCCACAAGATTTTGAAAGATATATTTTAAAACCAGCATTAAAAGAAATGCTGGCTAATGATAACTCACGCCTAGTATTTAAATATTGTTTTACCTCAGAAAAACCCTCTAAAGGTAGAGGACGTAAAGGTTTTGATACTGTTACTTTTAAAATCTATGATAAATTGACTATAGACTGGATGAGTGAGTTTTTGAAAGATGATTGGAGTAATCGGTGTAATCCTACAATTTCGCCCGAATCTGATAAAAAATTTCGGTATGTTTTATAGAATAAACTCTGAATCTGCTAAGGCAATAAACGCCGCTAATGACGAAGAAGTATTGACAATTTATCTTGATAAGATAAAGAAAAATGAGTTTGGTGAATGGGAAATTGATCAGCCCAAAGCTGATTCTTTTTATGCACATAAAGTCTATGACACAAACATGAGCTGTGCAAAATGTTATTTATATAAAAATAGCATAGGATGTGCAAAGGTGCAATGTTTGAGTGAAGCCCCACAACCCACAATGTTTCATTTAGAAAAAGTTGAATATAATGAGTAATGCATCCTCAACAGTAGAAATTGTGGCTTTAAACGTTGAAATAGATCGTTTACGCCAAAAGGAATATTTTCTTGAAAAGAAAATACGAGAACTCGAACGTGAAATTAATGATTATGCCGTTCGTGAAACAGAACTTCTTGCTGAAATTGAAAAACTATCAAAAAGTCATGATGAACATAATACCGGGTTTAGTTCAGCCGGGTTCAGCAACAGTTTTATCCCTTCTAATAAAGAAGATTTTATTAACCCTAAGTTACCTACTGATACACCTCAAGATAAACCTTTAACAGAAGGTTTAGAAGCTGTTTGGGGGGATTTAGTATATGGTTATACCGATAAAATTTTTGTAGAAGCTAACACCCCTGATATATTATTTTATAGAGATGAAAAATTAAAATGCTACACCTCTACAACTGGTAAAACACGCCTTCGATTTCCTATTACTGAGGAAACTCTTGCCCAGCATAATATTATTTCATGGCGACCTACTAGCAGTGAAGAAATACAAGAAATTATTTTAAATTATAAGCTATGATTGATCAAAACATCGAAAATTTTCTAAGTGCCTGCAAAGGCTTGGTTATGAACTGCAATTGTAACGTTCTCATACTGAACGTTATGGGTGAATACAGGGCATTTCTCGCCAGAGAAATGCGCCTCAAAACACGTGATTGTATGTTTAATGAAGTTAATGATGCTCAGGACATTACTAAATTAGTAATGAATCTTGGAATCAATTTCGCTAACGGGATGACGGAACAGGTTCTCCTGGAACGGACGCAGTCCGTTCATAAGGAGAGTTTCAAGTTTGGAACTGATGATTATTTGTGGATTACGAAAGTGGATTTAAATCGTTGAGAATATGAAACCATACATAAGAAAAGAAATTGAAATCAAGAAATATATTAGTGGAAGGTATGGAGATACAGTAGAAATTAATACCACCGTATTTTTATTTTCCATACCTATATTTAAATCATTAAAATTAGTCTTTCACCAAAGTTAGTACTAAGTCTGGGATATTATTTAAGGTAATAATATACTTTTTTCTAATTAAACTCTAAAAGAAATGAAAATTATTTACAATTCCGTTATTCCTTTTAAGGGATTCATTGCGATGATGACAATTTTTATACTCTGGATTCGTAAAGAGTATAAGGGTTCCAGACAATTAGGCTATGAATTTTTCAACCATGAAAAAATTCATTCCTACCAACAGATAGAAATTTGGGTTTCCTCCATTATCATTATGGTAAGCGTGTGTTTATTCACTAATTTATCATGGTGGTGGTTATTATTTACCCCAGTAATACCTTTCATTATTTATGGATTATGCTGGATTATAGAAATAATATTACCTCCATATAATATGGCTTACAAAAATATTTGCTTCGAAACCGAAGCTGTATATAACGAGTGGGACTCCGACTATTTAGGCAAGAAGCGTAAACTTTTTACATTTGCTTTTTTAAAATATATTTCCAATAAAAAGTATCCGGCTTTATCCCGTAATCAAAGAAGAAAACGTATTATCAATAACAAATATTGCTATGAAACAATTTGATAGAAGACCAACAATTGAACAAGCAAGAGCCGAATTTGAAGCTATTGCTCAAGAAATGAATTTACCCATTGAAAATCTAGAAGTTGTGAAAGAGTGGATTAAAAGAGGTGAATATTATAATGACAAAATAGCGGAAGAATTAATTCCCGCTATACTTTCCCAAATTGTGAAAGATAAAGATGGTCACCCTGTTGCAAGAGAAGCCAGGATTATCTAACCTATTTAGTAGTATAACGTAAACTTATTACAAGTTCAATAATATCTCTATTGTTCAAGCACCGTTGGAAAATTGTTGTGGGATACCAACGGTGCTTTTAAGATTTTTTCAGGATTTTTCTTGGTTCGTATCCTATTTTGTACTACATTTGTGGTGTCAAACAATAAAAAACAGAAGTCATGAAAGCAATAGTTGAAAATGTAGCCTTAACTGCTAATCTTGAAAAATCCAACGCATTTGTATGTATCTTAAACGTAATCAATTTATCAAAAAATGAAAATGATTTACGTGCCAACATGAAACACATTTCTGAAATAATTTCAAAATATGGGTTTGATTACGGCTTTGGTTCTTCACACATGTGGGTTAGTGATACTAACATAGGAGGTGAAAGAGTTATTTTTGTTGAATTTTAAAAGATACAAGCCATGGAAAACTTAAAAAAGGAATTACTTGAACGTATTGATAAGTATGATAGTTTCAACAATACATATCTTCAGATTGAAAACGCCACTACTTTAGATCAGTTGGCCGAAGTAATCAAAACTGGTTTTTATGGCCTGACATGTAGTTCTAATGCAATATTAACCGGAGAATTTATAGACAAATATTCTGGTGAATTTGAAGCAATGAATATCTTTCATAACCGTAATTTGAATAATATTCAATATGGAATTATTGATAGTCAGGCCTTTTTATTTGGTAAAGACGAATATTGCGTTGAAGATAGGGCTGTTTGTACAGTCCGTGGGTATGCTATTGTACACGCTAGTGACGAAAGTTTGATTAATGCTTTTGATTCAAGCTGTGTTGAAAGTGAAGATTATGTATCTATATGGAGTTATAATCAATCTATGGTTATAATGGACGGTTATTCCCGCTGCGTTGCATTTCATTCATCTGAAGTAATTGCCCGAGAAAAATCTACCTGCATAATTTGGGGTAGTAAAGTGAAATGTTCTGGTTATAATAAATCAGTAATCATATCCGAAGTTAACGCAAATATTAAAACACACGACGATTGTATTTTGAGAGATAACTCATAAAATAACGCTGTAAATATGAACTTAATATTTAAGTTACCCATATCTGTATCTGGTTTCTTTAAAGGTAAACTTGAAACAACAAATACTTATGTCATTTACCGAATAACAGGCGTGAAAGATGTTCACTTTATAACACGTTCTGAACCTTTGGTGAAAGTTACATTTGTAGATGCCTTAGCTTATGAAGAAGCTATTCATATGATTGAATGTAATAACAAATGCTCTAGTATAATACACCGAAATTTACGTGAATTACAAATAATCATCCCTTTTAAATCAATAGATGATATAGAATTATTTTAACTTTAACAATTAACATTATGGACATTTCTAAAAAGAAAATTGTATTCATCGACCTTGATGACACTTTAATCACGACAAGTTCAAAAGCTTCCTTTCCTAAAGGAATATGGGATATGGAACTGAAAATGAAAGTTTTTGAACAGCTTAAAAAGCTTCACCCCTTAGCTGTGCTTATTGCATCCAATCAAGGTGGGATTGAATTAGGAATTGTGCCAAAACAGCTTTTTGAACCCAAATTTATTTACGTTATTGCTTCTTTGCAAGAATTTATTGGTTTCAACACCTTAGTTGCTGGCAATTTTTGTATATCAAACGATAAGGAAAATCCAAACCGCAAACCTAATACAGGTATGCTCAATGAAATGAAAAAACAATTTGAAAAACAAATTGGCAATGAAATTTTAAAAGAAGAATGTTTGTATATAGGTGACATGTCAGGTCTACCGGGTAATCATGGGAATACTGATCTGAAAACAGCCGAAAATTTTGGTTGTGATTATCTGGATGTAAACGAATTTATTCACATGGAATTACCTGAATGCAAATACAAGGTAATTAAGTTCCCTATGTGTGACGTAGTGACTGAAATGTCAGTTAAACTCGAAAATCTGACCTTAGAAGAAGCCAGTAAATCGGCTATAAGTCTGAACCAAAAACATTCTACGAATGCATACACCTATGTACAGCAGTTGTGGATGAAACCCATTCAGGAAGCACCTGAACAAAAACCACAGACTAAAGGTAAAACAGTTAAAATGTCAACTAAAAAGAAGTAAAATCATGACGGTAAAATATTTAACGATAATTCAGATTGAAACAATCGCACAAACTATTAGCGATAAAGTTTACAATCAAACTATTGAGCATTTACATACTGAATTCAGTAACAAAATAACTGAGGCAGTACAAACGTTCGTAGGTGAAAATATTTGGGCATCATTTCTTTCACATCCAGAATTTTTCAATAAAATGTATTTTTTGTATTTTAGGAACTTTTATGATCTGATTCATCCAATTTTTCCTAAAATTTCAAGTATATCACAAAGTTTTATCAAACTTGAAAAACCCATCATTGAATGGAAAAATTTTTCAAGTGATGTTTTTGAATCTTTCATAAAAAATGAACAAAACCAAAAGCTTGTGGTTTCATTTTTACAAGCATCATTGGAAAAACAGGAAATGAAAAATAAAATCACATGTCTTTTAAGTAAGACATTAAAATACATTCCTAGATTGCAAAAAGAATTTCCAGAGGCATACGAAGTTTATAAAACGATAGTTTCAACGCCTATATCAACCACTTCTGAATGTGACGAGGTTGAAAATATACGGGCAAAATTGATTTCAAATGAAAGTAAAAAGATATAAAATCGGTTGGATAACCCGTTGGTGGTTGAAACGGGTGAATGCGTTTGATTATGCAAAACTGGGTGAAGACAAATTTATTCAGATATATACATGGTATTTGTTCTTTAAAAAGCATGTTAACCGTAAGGCTGATCTTTCAATATATTACGGTGAATATGATCAGCCTATAAAAGTTTTCATTAAAATACCACCAGAAAAACAAACCGTTGTCACTGGAAAACCGTTCAACCCCCTGACATGTGATGTATGCCAGTTGTATTTTACAAGAACGCAAACTTTCATATGTTTTAAGATGGTAGATCACACAATTTACGAAATTATGTAATAGATATGAAACGTCAGGGGAAAAGCGGTCGGTTTATATTACAGTCCCGTATGACTGATTTAAAACTATGCATTAATCAACTAATTAAAATTAGGGGGGTGATGTATAAAGTTTGTGAAGAAGAACGTTATGCGGGAATTCAAATGGGCTGCTTTAAATGTGCCTTTAATTTAGCCCGGCCTCGTGAGGAATTCAATATTCCACCCTGTCGTTGTTTATTAAAGATGGATTTTTATCCGGTGACTGTTTATCTTAAAAATGATAGAGAACTGTGTTTCACCTGTCACGATCTCTATTTAGCATGTACAGGTGAACAATCTTTAATTTACAAACTAAATCAATGATAACACACCATGTTAATTTTCATTAATTACGAAACAAAAGAAATTCAGGGGGGTAAAGAAGTAATTACCCGCAAAAACACAGCTGTTAAGCTGTCAGATATTAAACGTGTTTCGGCACCATATTTAAACCAAATAGATCACAAAATTCATTACAGAATCACAGTAGGAAATGAAGAATTTTATTCAACTTCCTTTTCGGACATGAAAACTGCTGAGATGGCCCAACTGTCAACCGTGAGTATTTTGAACGCACTAGAGCTCTATTACGATAGGTTTAAACATGTTCCTGAACATCATGCAACACCTGTTGGGTTTAGAGCTGTAGACCTAAAAACTCAAAAACTCATTCCGGGTAAAGTTTCTATTTGTGATCAGATAATTTATACAGTTACAATTTAATACCATAAATAATTATGCAAGTCATTTATAATTACATTTTTCACGATTTATATTCACCTTATCTTTTCTCAGTAAAAATTCCGGTGAATTCAATGGGTAAAAAGCCCAATTCAGATGAAATTTTCCAAATTGGAATAGATTTCTGTGCTTCCAACAATATAGAAGCAGCCGTTGTTTCAGCCCTTTCAAAGGCTGGTGATTTTCAATTTTCGGCAGTTAATCCAACACAAAACAAAGTTTTAGATGAACTGTATGAATTCACCTATGAAGCCTTTTTTGAGAATAAAAAAGAAAATATAAAGGTGAAATTCAATATCAGGCAGGCAGGCACTCCGGTAATTGATAGTTCTTTTATTCGTTTTGCAAAAAAGTTTTTCGGCAGTTCCACCTGTGAAGATACTAATTGTACAGGAATAGTTTTGGTGGATAAAAAACCATATCAAATCAAACTTCATTCTAAAAGAATTTGGGCTTTATGTTCACTGGATGACCCTAAGCACGCAGAATGGTTGCCGGGGATTTTGCATCCCGATGGTAGAATAACTACCATTTTAGGTGAAATGGTTGACCCCGATTCACCCGACGATATTAGGGATTTCGATAACTGTCCGTTTGAAGGATACAAAATTGAAAAAGTTGAATAATTACCATGTTTATTTCCACTCTATTTTGACTGGGATAGGTTTCGGCCTATCCCTTTTTCGTCTCCGGTTCATCCATCTCTAAGACAGTACAGGTTAGTCAGGAGGTGGGTCAATTAAGGGTTATAGTGGAATCACCGATCATTTTTAACGGTTCACTTGCTGACCCTTATCAAGCCAATAAGCAAGGAGCTTTTTACTATGTAAACGGTGTTTTTCAAAAAGGAAATGTTGCAGTAGGACAGGCTCATATCGCAATTAAGAATGTGAATGACATTCATCCTGAACTTACTTTTAGCAGTTTAGCACGATTAACAGTCGGAATAGTTAGAAGGGTAGATACGGCGTCTTTAGCTGATTTAAATCTCAAAAAGTACACCACAACTTATTCTACGGCTAATCATGGAACCCTAATTATTTCAGACTTAGATGCAACAGATTTGTCTGCTTTAACTAGTGCTTTAAACGAAATTAAAAGCGTTGGGGGTTCATACATCATTCATATTGCCACAAATGGCATTGCAGATGATGTTGTGGTTGCATTCTCAATTGCATAAAAATTGAGAGGCGTTATATAGACGCCTCTCAAAACAATTTTAGTGAAAATACATTTGAATAACTTACCCCCGAAGAAGTCGAGCAATTTCTAAGGGATATTTATATGTACATTATTATACTTATCCGAGGTGATTACAGTTTCTTATTTTAAGATTTTTCTAATAGAAAATTAGGAAAACTCTTGGTAATTATCTTTTTTATTATCACCTTTGTGATGTCAAACAATAAAGATAATTAGCCATGAAACCGAAAATGAACCTTTTAGAAAATCTACAACAGCAAACTGCTTCTTTCAAAGAAATGTATATTCGGAAAACTGAAGACTGGGCTAAAGAACAAGCTAAAAGGAATATAGCCCGCTGGAATTTCTTCCAGAAAAATGCAGGTAATAAAAAAGCTTTTTCTTCATTACAAAGTTACTATGATGAGGAAAAATGGTTTTACCGGGTGAAACCTTATGAACTTGATGAGAAAATGTACGCTGAACATGCACGTAAAGAAGCTGAGCAGCATTTTGAAGATAGTCTTTGTAAACTGTGTGCTCGTATTCTTAAAAAGGATATGCGTATTGAAACCCTTATGATTGATGTTCGTCATGTTGATGTAAATCTTGAATGTGAAATCTGGGACGGTATTCAGCGGGTAACTGCATATACAATATTAGCTTGGGGTCCAATATACCGCCCACACTACCGCTACATCATCAAATAAAATTCAGGCCGGGTTTCCCGGCCCCTTTACTCATAGATAACGTAAAATTGTCGTTAACCTAATAATACACAATATGAATCCTTTGATTATTTCAGGCACATGTAAAGAATTATATAGTTGTGAAAAACTCTTAAAACGTTTCGGGTATATTCCTCGTGGTTGCTATCTGAAAAATTGTGACAATCATGAATCCGGTTTCATTTTCATAAATAAAGAAGGTGATTTTTCTTTTCATGAAACAAATCCCTACCCCGAGTATGAAAGAATAGTTACTGCCAGTGATTTCTTGAAAAATTACGGGTTATTAGGGGTTAGAAGCTGCTATAGCTTTCGAAGTCTGTATTTAGTTATTTCAGGTCTTTTATTCATGATGGGCTTTGAAGAAAGTACGCCATTAGGCTGTTGGATTCTAGTTGGTTTACTGGCTGTAAATATCCCTCTATTCTGGAAAGAAATACATGATTTTATCACTAAACTCAATTAAATATGGAAGATAAGAAATATTGGTTCCCCACCAAACAGGATTTTAAACGTGAACCTATAGGAGGATTCATGGCTACAAAGTTTTTTGATAATGGAATGGGTGCGGTAGTTCATAAACTTAATTATCCTAATTTATATTCTATTACCATACTGGAAGGAACCCCTGATTCATATCAGGTAATAAATGGTGAAAAAATTTCACCTCGTTTGGAATGTGGGATGGGATTTACCTATCATGAAGTTAAATCAATGTTAAGGAATATTCAGGATTATGTCAAAAAATGATAAAGAGTTCATGGATATATTGTGTCAGGATTTTGAAGAACTTTCAAAAGGTGAAATGCAGATACTCCGACACAGAACACGTTCTTTTTTCAATATAGAATCATCTGTAAAAATTACCCCGGCACAACTTTTAAATGCCTATCTAATATTTAACCGTAAGTACATTAAAACTTTTGACACGGTTACCATTATAACAAAGCCGTTAAAATGTGATTTTGGTCCTTTTGCAAACGGAATAAGATACAGGCATCCTAAATTATCAGTTGTAACTTTTGACGGCTTAAACGGTCTAAAAGAAGGGTCTTTTATCGTTTCTGAACCAATCACATTACCCGTGATAACAGAATTTATTATGGGAGAGAAAACTGAAATTATATGTATTGCACCCGATGGACACTTTTGCAGGTTAAAAGATGATGAATTTTTATTCTAATTTTTACTAACTTTGGTGTGATTTCGAAACGTGGTTCATTGTTTCAGTTTGTCAATTTGAAAGAAAGCGGGTGTATTGCCCGCTTTTTATGTTCATATAATCAATTTCCGTAATTTAGCCCGGTTATTATGCCGGGCTTTTTACTATGTGATAGAATAATCAATAGAAAAATCAGGGGCACTTCCTGTTGTACTTAATTCTACAGATACAAATCCACCAAATCGAATTGCTTTGACCAGTTCTTGGGCTAAAGTATTTTTATCTTCATCACTAATATCGGTAATTGAAATGATACCACCCAATATTGTTGGAGTATATAGAGTTTCATACTTAGCACAATCTATTACCACAGGTGTAACCCCCATTGCATTTAATATGGTAACTTTCATAAATTTAGATGAAATACTCCAGGTGGGTTGCGGCCTTACATCATCAACCCCCTCAACAGCCCATATTAGTGTCCCACCGCTAGGCAATTCACTTCCTCTAAAATTGGCAGCAACTTGCCAGTTATTTCCTGTTTTTTGAACTGTATAATTCGATGCGTTAGCCCCAATAAAATCAAACATTAATCTCAAACTGACACGCACCAACCCCACCTCCTGACTAACCTGTACTGTCTTAGAGATGGATGAACCGGAGACATTAATTGCTGTGTTGCGGGCTTCTCCAGTGTTTGCCGCAGCCGTCACATTGACGGTCGTTGTGCCACTTGACCCGGTATCAGGAGTGGCGGTTACGAAATCTTTTTGCATAATTTCTGATTTTTAAGTTTTAAAAATTGGACGCAAAACTGCTGTCTCAGCGGTTAGTGTCCTAGTGAAAAAGTTTAGTTCCAACAATATAGTTTCTAACAAATATACCTCGAAACAAAAATACTGTTTTTATTTATCTTTAGCAATTTTAACCGGGTGTTCAATGCCATATCCAAACAATGCAAAATCCATACGACATGGATCATCAGGAAATATTTCCCGGCACGCGTTTGTAAGTTCAATTACAGTTTTCATGTCGTCTGAATTACGGGTAATGAGATTTAGTTGACGACCTACACGTGCAACGTGGGTATCTAAAGGCATCAGTAAAAGATTTGGGCTGAACATTTGCCAGCAACCCAAATCTACCGGGCTGTCTTTTCGAATCATCCACCGCAGAAACATATTAATACGTTTACAGGCTGATTTTACATCTGCCGGAATACCTTTTACCTCACCGTTAAATAAATTCGTTACAGAAGCTACTAGATCAGTAACAAGCCCATCATGAACATAAGTTTTATATACAGCTTTTTCTAAGGTAGAATGCCGGGTATATATGCCATGTAAAACTTCACATAAATCATAAAAATCTGCATAGGTGTAAAAACGGTACAAAGTTTTATTTACCGGGTGGGTGCGGCTCATTTCTATGTATCTTTTATCCATTATAAAACGATAGGGAGTGCTATTCAGCTCTCCCATATATGTAAACAGTTTTTCAAGAACATTCAGAAATACAGCCCGGCTACCATACGCCAGCCATGAGGCAATAATTCCTGTGATTTCTCTATTCACCTGTTCCCTCCATCTATGAGAAAATTTAACGGGGTCCTTATCGATAAAAGCACGAATTTCGTACTTCCGGACCATACGGTCGAATAATTTTCTTTGTTCTTCTACGTTATTCATTTCTGTATAATTTCATCAAGCAGTATTGTTCTGGTTGCTCCATTAGAGCATGGTTTTTTGCTTTTAGTCAGACATACACCATGTAATTCTATTTGTGGAAGGTTTTTTCTACGGTAAGTAACTAAAACCTTTTGTATTTCAATCCACCCGGTGGCATCTCTAACCTGATCACCTCTTTTATAGGGACAGTGTTGCCGGGCATATTCAAGTAAAATACGACGCTTCTCTTCTAGATAGCTTTCATCAAGCTCTCTGATTTCATCTAAATACTTTTGTTTTGCATCCATACAATTTTAATTTTTCCGGTTTCAACTAATCTTTTCAATTTAGCCCCTGAGCATGAGCCAAGAGATAAACTATCTAAAATCTTATTGTAAAAGTTCATCTTTTCTTTTGATAGGTGCTGTTGATTCAGCATCCATTTGGGACTTAAAACCCAAAAATTTTCAGAAGGGTATTCCTGACATGTTAGGTACCGTCCATTAAGTTTATTGAAATTTTGTAAATTAGCATACCTAAATACATAGGTGCGCTGGGAATTCATTTCATAAATAGTGGAACCATGAGGGTCCAGCATTTTGTCCATGTCTATTAATCCACGAAAATTACGCCGGGTAAAATCGGCATGCTGAAACATATCAGGCTGTTTTCCTATAAATGTAATAGTCGCCATAATTTGTGTAATATATTCTGTTTAGATTTATTTTCAGAAGAAGTTGTATTTACGGCGGGTTCATCATACATGATGTCGTTATCTGATATATAACGGCAATATTCGTCTAACCACGTATCTCCACAAATTTCATAAATTTGTTGTTCTTCATCGGTTAAAATGTAATAACCACCCGATACAAAATCTACTCGCTTATTCATACGTTATTCATTGTTTGACGAAGCAAAGTTGTAAAGAATTTTGGAATTAACCAAGAAATTCAGGATAAATCTTAACAAAAACAAAAGATGCGACAACATTTTACAGTCATCACATCTTTTTTGAAATTAAAACCTCAGTCTGAATAACGAATTCTTATTTTTTACCCTTTGCCTTACCGGATTGCTTTTTAGCAGGTTCAACAATCTTTTTGATTGTTTTAGATGGCTTAAAAGACAACGAACGACTTTCGGGTACATTCATAGGCTTACCAGTTAGAGGGCTGGTTCCGGTTTTTGCCTGATTCACCTTTTGTTTAAATTTTCCCAGAGGGAATGAAATTTCCTCTCCTTTTTCAACGCAGTTTTCAACAACCACGTCAGAGAAAGCCTCAATAACGGCTTCAACTTCTTTTTGCGAAAAGTCAGCTTTTTTGGCTACAGCTGCAATCAATTCGGATTTTTTCATTGTTTCAAAATTTTAATTGTTGTTATATATTGGGACGATTCCCTTTGATTTTCAATCGACTGATCTAAGTAGTCTATAGCTTCGTCGATAAAATCGGCGGCATCTTGCAGATTGTTGGCGGTTTCGTACATACTTTGCCCCTGATCACTGTCTTGTATATTTTCGGGTAAATTGTTATATTCTTCGTCTTCTTCTTCCTGTAAATTTTCTATTTCGTACTTTAATTCTCCTAATTTTGCCTTCACATATTCGATACGGTTTCGTCTTTGCTTATTCATTGTTTTAGTATAAATGTGGTTTTATAACGCTTAATCTCATGGTAAAGTTACTGAATAAAGACAAACTTTCAGGTTTTATTTTCATAGAGATTCTAAATCGTGTCCGTTACGGAGATGTTTAATACATTCCAATATATAATACCGGGTTGCTGTGATATACGCCTGTTCTATTCTTGAACGATTAAAAACCATTGTTTCTATTGATCCATTTTTGTACTCTTCACGAATACACCCATGACCATTACAATACCATATCTTTTTGATGTTAGCGGCAGCTTTGGCCCGTAAAATTCGTAATAATTCTGTTCTCATAATCGTGTTTCTATTATTTTTCGTAAACGGTTACTATAACCCTTCTTTTCAGCATATACGGTGTCTAAATAGGCAAGATATTCATCTGCGGTTTTCCCGCGGGCATATATACTTTGCCAGATTGCATAATCCATCAGGCATTCCTGCCAGGAATTAAAACGGGCATGGTAATATAGAGTACCAATGGCTAATGTCGGCCGTCTTGACGGAACTTTCATTCCGGTACAATTATGTCCGTTTCGAAATGAAAGACTGGTAAAATTACCACTTTCTTCAATACATTGTGCCATAACAATCCGTGGATGTTCAAGCCTCAGTAAAAAGATATAGGTGAAGACGCTGTCAGCGATTGTTGAAAGCGTATCTACCGGGCTTTCAAAAGACGCTGTTGGTGCTGATTCTACTTCCCGAGTACACCGGGTGCAGGAATTGAATACCAAATAAATCAGAACGTATACAAGAAGTATAACCATAATGTCTACTATTGCTTCCCCTATTGTGAGGGGTCTACCACCGATTTTTGTATTCAAAATTTTTCTGATAAACCCTTCCTTTTCAGGTGGAGTTCCGCCGGGGTATATTGTTTCTTCCTGTAGCATTTTTATCTTAGTTTAAGTTCAACTTCTTCAAAATATGCATGACCCCTACCACTCCATAAGATATTTTTAAAAGGTTGTTCAAGATCAAATATGTGACTTCCGAAAGAAATATCGTTTACTACTTCTTTAAAATTCATCACATCCTGATAATTGAATGGATTAGAAATTCGTCGTATAGATGCCACTACATCCGATTTGAAACATTTTGTGTGATAATCACTGTATTTTGGTTTATAGTAAGTCTTTTCTAAAAAAGGTATGCGTATAATCTGAATATTAATTCCAGCCACATAATTTGTATACCCTAAAACTGTCAAGGAATCACTGTTTATGAACGGAGAATTACGGTAGGGGGTGGTAACTGATTGGCAAAATTGGTTTTCTTTAACCCTCATCTGAATAATACCGCCGTCTTTAAACCATATCTGCAAATAAACTGAATCTACAATTGAAATTTGTTTAATCTGCTGACGTTCGAATGGGTTTACGATTTTCGGACTATAATTATATGGAATTAACCCGAATGGAAATGTTGAAAAATACCCTAATTCATAGGGGGAGATTCCAACTTTAGGAAGAGATTCATTTACAATGATTGCATTTGATTGTGTGTAACCTACGATGCCACACAACACCATCATAATTGATAATACTAGATTTTTCATGGCTTTTCTATTTTTAGGTATTCAACAAGTTCATTCTTTAAATGGGTTAGTTCTTCGACGGTTAAATTACTCAAAGTTGACCACTTTTTACCTTTACGTGAAATTAATACGGTCACATCGTTTAAATCGCCATCATTCTGTATGAATTCAACATTAAAACCCTGCGGAGTAACATTATCGTCTTGCTCTTCCACAAGCTCATAATACGAATGGTAGTCTTTGGTGTATTCGCGGCCAAACGCTCGGATTCTCTTTTTGCAAACCACATGAATAACCGTATTTGAAGTAAATGTTTGTCTTGAAGTATACGTTTTAACATCGACAACATCACTAAACGTAGTTTTTAGATGCCGTATTCTTGCCAATGCCATCGAGTAATTATCTACTTTACCCTCCATAGCAACTCTATTATGGCATAGTGGGTGGAGTTTGTAAATTGTTATCATAATGCTCTGTCAAAAATTTCAATTAATTCTTCTGGATCAATATTGGGAGGAAAAACGTCCATACCCGGTAATACATCTTTCGTGAAAGTTATTTCATAATCTTCATCTATTACCAGGAATTGGTTTGCCTGTACAGACCATCTTACTATATGCATAGGAATCCATGTTACTCCCAGCTCAGTATTAATAATCCGAAAGGCTTTCATGGTGGTGTGGGTAATAGCTGCGGTACGCATTCGGCCCTCATACATAAAACGCACCATTGCACTACAGTGCATCGTACAGCGTATTCGCCCCGGTTTAATGTCTATTGGTTCGTTTACGTAACGAACACTGGCTGGGTCGGTAAATTGTCCCACCACCTGGACTTCCCCCGTCTCTGAGACCTTAACAGAGGCTATTGATACAGTGTGACACGAACCGTCCTCGCTTTCTATGTGAAAAGATGTGCCTGTTTTGAACTTTTTCATGATGTACTGATTTTAGTAAACATCGAAATATATTCTGACGTTAGTTGAGTAGCCATTTTTCACCAGGCACTCAGGCTGCGTCTTTGTTACACCCTACATTTGATTCTTCTTCTGTTAAGTCGATTAAAACCTTTTCCATTATTTCTATGAATTAAAGGGTGAATTTAAATGAATTAATTTGGGTAGATGTCAGAGATTCCGGAATCTCTTTTAATATTATCCACTTTCCATTTTGCCCCTTATCAATATACCCCTCGTATTGTAATTTACTCGTCACAGAATCCACTATACACGTAGTTTTACGAGCCTTTTCCCACTTTTCGGGTTCTAATACATACTGAATCATCTGATACCGAGTTACTTCTTTTCCAGCGTTTTTCTTAAAGAAACTTTTAATTTTGTTGAGATAAGTTTGTGATTTCATGACGTATATTATTTACTGTTTGACAATACAAATGTAGTGGAAAATTTTGAATCAACAAAGAAAATCCGAATAAATTTCAGGAATTTTCTAATTTTTCTTCATTCTTTGCATTGAAACAATTGCACCCGGTAGCATTTCAATGCTATGTTTTTTAAAGTCTACCGACGCCAATAATTGACATGAACACCTACCAATAAAATTGGGAAATATACTGCTATCTTTTGCTAATGTCATTTTAACCATTTCTCCATCGCATTCAGTAACCTGTCCTCTAAAATTAGAGGAGTACTGTTCAAACTTTACAGTAAACCCAATTATATGTTGCATTATATATTTAAGTTCTTCGGGGGTGACTGAAACACCACCCGAATTCCATCCTGATTCTATATTGTTTTCTTTCATAACCGTACTTATTTGGTAGATTCAGCTGTTTTCAGCGGGCAATTATGATATTTACAAAAGGTGCCCGGGTTACGCCCGCATTCAATGTATGTAATATTGTTGTCTTTAACGGGTACTTTATCGGTGCATTTACTCTCAATCTTTTCCATCCAGGAAACAATTGGTGATTTCTTTTGTCTATAGTTCATAATACAAGAATTTAAAGGTAATTAAACATAGGGGTCAATATGCTCCTGAACCCACTTTTCATCCTCAAACTTTCGTTTAAAATAAGCTACTTTATCATCGAATTCCTTTTCGGAATCAGCTTCAAATATTTGACTGGCTGGACATGGGGTATTACTGTAGCATTGCAATTGATCAAAACTATTATCAAAGCACCGGACACGTGCAATATTAGACGGATATCTTGGAATATTAGGATCGTTTGCTACTTCGTCCGGAAATACTTCCCATTTTGAATAAGCTAAATAAACTCCATAATACCTGCTCATAACGGCTGCTTTTTAGTGGTTAATCTTCGTGTTTCTACCTTTACAGAACCCGGCTCTATATCTTCATAGTGCTTTTCAAGCCTTTCAATGATTTCCGTAAGTTTGAAGTTTCTTTTCACCTGAACCCGGGCATGAATTGTACGTACTTTTACGTTGTGGCCAATCTTACGGCCACGGAACATAACTCTGACTGATCTGATCATAATCGTATTATTTAGTGGAACATAAATTAAGCAAGAGAAATATTGGTAGTTTTAGGCTCTAAATAGCCATTTAAACCCAGAGACTTATTTGCTCTGGCTATTTTACGTTTCAGTGAAGCAATACGCAACCGAATTTCTTTAGACGGGTTTTCAATAGTTTCCTTTTCGGCTAATTCTGCGCTATATCTTTCAAGACGCTCCTGGGCATTACCCCGCTTCTTAGGTTTAGCAACAGCTTCCACTACGGGTTCTTCTTCAGGTTCCTCTTCCTCCTGAACGGGTTCTTCGGTGTTATTTATAGCTGCTAAATATTGATTAGCAATGCCCCTATAACTATCTATTAAGGCTCTTTTAGAAAGTTTTTCGGCATCATCGGGCAAACTTACCTTTAACCCTATTTTAACGCAGTTAAGAACTAACTCTTCAAAACTGGCAATTAAGTTTGGACGGTTAACGTATTTATATGCTGCTTCTGGATTGTTTACAATATTCAACATAACCACATTGTTAGCAAATTCTGAATTGTTGGATGAAGTTTTCATATTTCTGTTATTTAATAGTTATACCCTCTAATTACAAATACAATATTTTCCCCGCTTCTGTGCTCATGGGCACATACCATACGTTCATTAATGTATTCTTCAAAATAATCATATATGCCCCAATCTCCGTGCCGACTGTTCATTACATCATCAATAATTTTATCTTTCACTTCCTCTACTGAATCTCCACAATAATCGGGTTCTTGCTTTACCTCATACATTTCTTCGTATGGGTAAAGATTCGTTACTAGATAAGCTTTAAACGTTTTGTTAGATGCATTATTTTCCATGATTCAATGTTTTGTTGTTTTGACATTACAAATGTAGTACATTCTAAGATGATGACCAAGAAAATTCCAAATTATTTCTGAGAATTTTGCCAAGATTCTTTACAAGCAGCATCCATAACGTATTCCATATTTTGATAATCAGGACATTCTTTAATAGCTATACCTGTTACATCAACGTAAAGTGTTCCATCCTCATCACATTCAACGATGAACCAACCATCATTGTACATTACATAACCATCTTCGTAAATGGTTTGAATAAGTGTGCGGCCGTCTTTCATTGTAGAGGAAGCCAATTCATAGGGATTGGTGATTGTGCCCTGCTCAGCTTGATTTATCCGAGCCATAGCCACAAGACATACTTTTGCCAGTTCTCTTCTTGTTTTGATATTATCAACCCATCGGTGGGTTGCTACTGGTTTACTAAAATCTAAGTTTTTATAATATCTTGCGCCTTGCATAACCTTCATTCTTATTGTTTGACAATGCAAAGTTGTAAATAATTCTTGAAAGTTCAAAGAAATTTCCTATTTTTCTTAGAAAAATAATAGCCCGGCTTTTATCACCGGGCTATAACTTAAAAATCAGAAAAGAAATAACTACCTTAATACACAAGAAAAACTATCTGAAAACTCACTGCTACCTGCGTCTTTTTTTTTTAAGGTTGAAAAGAAAATAGGCGGTGCATCTACCCACAATTTACTAAAAGTGACTGTAGTAAAGGTATCATTACTTGCCGGGTTCAAATTAACTGCCCAACCAATACTGCTCAATTTATTCTTGATTTGAGCCACCCCGACTATGCCAGTTATTTCTGAGTTGTTTTGATGAATATTTGTATCATTTATATAAATGTAGAATTCTGAATTATCGGGTTTACTCAAAGACACTGTTTCATTTTGTGCCAATTCTATAACCTGAATTATAGTGCCATTTGTCATAATTTGGCCAGCATCTTTCTTCCATGGGAATGTTGCTGATGTTCCAAAATCAAAGGTACACAGCCGTGCACCCCAATCCATTACAAAAGCTATTTCACCACTAGTTTGACACTCACTGTAAAATGATTTACCATTTTCCAATTCATAATAACCCTTAACTACTTGACCATTTTCAACTGAATAAACATCAGGAAACATGAAAATGGGATACTCATAGTATTTAACTTCATCTGCCCATCCACCTAAAATATCAGGAGGGATTCCTGCCTGACTTATACTAACTGTTTTAGTAATTCCACCTCCAGTAATGTTAACAGTGGTGGTTCTATCATCTCCGGTATTAGCAGCTGCGGTTACATTAACGGTGGTACCTCCAGCCCCCCCCCGAATCTGGAGTAGCTGTAATAAAATCTTTTTGCATGATTGAATAACTGTTTTTATAGTTTTCTCAGACTAGCCTGATTGATACTTTATACTTTAAAGTGATGGGTAAAGTTATATAACGAAAAAGAGGTGGCTGTTACACCACCTCACGTGTCAAAACAATAAAAACACTTCTCACGGAAAAGAGACCTCAATTAGATTTGAGGCAGAAGTTTCTTTATAAGAAGATCATAACGATCATAAATAGCATGTGCATGTTTCTCAACCACCCGGCATTTATCAGCAAAGGATGAATCTTTACCAGCAATTTCAACTGATACTAATACGCCAAAAGGCGTTGTAGGGTTATAAAGTCTTAAATAAACTCCACTATCATCTATATACCCGGCTTCGGTACCGTTTATCACTATAGTAGCATAATTACGGCGTTTAATTTCAAGACCCTCTTTTATCTTTACTTTTATAAGTTCAAGTTCCATTTTGTATAATTTTGTTAGACACTGCAAATATAGTATATCCTCCATAAAGCACCAAGACTTTAGTCATGAAAATTACAATTTAAAACTCTTCTGTTTGCACAAAATTACAATTTATAAGTAAAACTACATTTTTACTTATACAGTGTAAGTAATACACCGCTAAAAAAGTTATAAATTATAAGTTCAACCAAAATTCACCCGATAAAATTATCTTCAAATTCACGTAACTTCCCTACCTTTTCCAACATAACGATTTTTAACAGATTTAACACTTTATGGAAAGTACAAAACCGTAGATAAAAATTTTCCGGGAGTTGCCTAAAACGATATTACTATTTTCTCAAAAAGTCTTAACGCTAACTTAGAAAAGGTATGGAAGTTACGTTAAGACTTTAACTTTCTTTAACTAGTGTTAAAGTCTAGGTGTCATTTCGTCTACAAATTTTAGTCCATAAATACCCCATGAACGGATGAATTTTTTAAAGACATATTTGTCTACGGGCACGTCTAAAGTCACCGTAATTAATTCAATCTTTTCCGGATAAACCGTGTACTTTTCAAGTAGGTGAAGCTCATCAAGTCTTTGCACATAATTCATATTTCTCTCAGAATTCGGGCAGACTAATATCAGTCTTTTACGCCGCTTTCTTATTCTTACTCGTCTATACATACTGTTTTACTTTTGTGTAATTACTGGGTAGATGCTGCCGGGAAATTGACCGGGGGAAGGCTTACCTTCCGAATATAGAGGAAACCGCGCCCTCTAAATACCCTATACCAAAATCTAAATTACCCCATAACCCCATACCAAACACCCACACCCCTCCAATACCCCACATATACCTCATGCTCTATATATCTTTATCAATGGCCCCTATACCTGATGTCACCCTGATATTTTATTAGAGAGGCTGAACAGGGAATCCATTCTGGACGCTCTAATTTCACTATCACCCATTTTCTATTCTTACATCTATTTCATTTACAATATAATTCCAGGAACAGACTTTTCAAATCTTACCCTATAAAACAGGGCCAGAACTGACCACTTATCCTCGTCATATTCTGACCCCTTACTCCACCGACACTCATCGTCAACCACATACGCTACCCCTACATAATTTCCTATCGATAGCTATTTTTAAAGGTGAATATCTCCTTTAATATGTCCACTCCGAATCAGTATATCAAATATACCTGCAATACGTTCTATGGCTGGAATTCTATAGTTCAACACCTTTATGATTCTACGAATCAATTCTTCATTATTTTGGACATGCTGGTTAGCAACCTGCAAACTCAGCTCTAACTTCTTTATTCTTTCCCTTAGCAGGGCTTCGGTAGTTTCTTTCGTATTCTCACTCATTTTACTCTGACTATTTTATAGAAACATTCAAAATAAAGGTCCTCTACTGGTATATTCATAACCTCCATGTGAGGGTTACAGGCAATAAGCTGCCTCATTGTTCTTTTATCAACTTCACAGAATGCACCCCATTCACCCGAAGTTTCTTTTGAACGGTTCAAATATGCCTTCTCACTCTTACAAATAAAATACACACTGTACTCTCTTTCACCCTCTTTTAAGGTAATATTAGGGTATTTCTCTAGGGTTTTTATTGCTTCATAAAGACGCCGCTTCAACTTTTTTCTTAGAAGGGTTGAATGAATCAAACCCACTAGTACCATAATGAGCATTAATAACGCTACGATAAAAATAATTCTGTTTACAATTTCGGCATTCATAATTTCTATTATTTAATTGGTTTATAATAATCATTTGTTAAATAGGTAATAATGAGGGTCTTCTCTTCCAGGCTGAAATATTTGTAATATTTCCTCTTTATCTATAATTTCAAGATATTGTTTAATTTTCTTTTTAATATCACTAGGGGTCCGGCTAGCTGAATTATTCACCAATGCACAGTAAACTGTATCATTCATTTTATAATATATCCAAACATCATACCATAGACGACCATTGTCTAAACAATTAGGAAATTCATGAACCTCAAACTTTAAAAAGTCTTCTTTTCTTAACCTAAGAAAATATTTATCCATAATTATTCTTCTTTGTTGTTTTTCAATATTTCCTGAAAAAGTTCCTTAGCCCTATGTAAAGTTCCTTTTACTGTACCTACTGGTACCTGCAATTCATCAGCAATCTCTTCATAAGTAAGGCCGTCTAAATATTTCAGTTCGAGCATACGACGGTGCCACCGGGGTAATTCTTCAATCATTCTTTTCACAAAATCCACATATTGAACATTCATAACCCCCTCAAGAGGGGTATCGGCTTCATCTTTTAACTGAAATACAAACTTTGCATCATCGTCGTCCTCATCGGTATCTATTCTTACAAACGAATGCCTTTTACGGGCACGATTATAATCTATAGCCATATTCAGCCCAATTCGAATGAGCCACGTGCTGAAAGCATATTCAGGAGTATAATTGTGCAAAGAATTGAACGCTTTTTCAAAAGTCTCCATGCATAAATCAGCCGTTGCATCTTCATCCCTCAGGTATTTATTTAATTGGTAATGTAGTATTTTGTAATACTTTTCAAATAGCTGCTTATATGCCTTTTGATCCCCGCACAGAGCATTTTGAATTAGAAAAAACTCTGTCTTTTTCTTTTGTTTAATGCTCATCTTCTTTAAACGTATTTACCCAATACACAACTTTAATTTGACCGGAATCCAATTGGTCAATCCGAGTTTTTATATAGTTGTTCTTTATTAAGAAGTTTGCTAGTTTAAGAGCAACTGTCTGAGTATCCGTCGCTTTTTCCATAAACCTTTCGTCTTCTCCTAATTTCACCATTAAGTAATCAACAATATACTTTTTAGGTGCATCTTTTTCATTTTTAAAATTAGGAGCTGCTTCACTCATAAACAACAGATCACCCAGCATATCTTTTTCTAAATTAAAAAT